TCTACCTGCAAGCTCTACCTGCAAGCTCTACCTGCAAGCTCTACCTGCAAGCTCTACCTGCAAGCTCTACCTGCAAGCTCTACCTGCAACAAACCCTTACAAATCAACAAGTTAGCCTCAACCCGCACCGGATTTCACGCTAAAAACGCAGTATTTACCGTAGGAATACGTCTATTTAGTACATTTGCTAGTCAAACATGCACTTCTATATTAAATTAAGTAAGACCAACCCGTAAAAAACTTGGTAATTTTTTCTTTTAAAAACTTAAAGCACAGCTAGTTATATCTACTTAGATTCTACTGTAACTCTCGTTGGATTTCAGCTATACGCAATAGTACATCTTTAGTATTAACATATCCTTGTAGCTCTGATTCATCAGTAAATTTAGGACTATTCAGATATTGAATTAGCCGATATAAACCATCATCAATCAAAGCTAGTTGGGTACTTTGATGTTTAACTAGTTCTTCTAACCTGTTGATATATTTCATTTTTAGTTCCAGTGTATGTTCATGTTGAAGTAATTATACACAAAGAAAGGACTAACATCAATACTATAAAAGTTAGCATTACGTTTAAGATTAGCATCAATAAACTTCATGCTAAAATACAGTGCCACTTTATGATGTTGTTCGTAAGATGATCCTTCTAGGCTTCTATGAATACGTTTAGCTTCTTCATATGCTGCTATATTCTTCTGTGCAATTCGTAAATTATACATCAAACAATCATCAATTAACATATCCTTTAGTGTAATTACATTCTTTAGATAATCGCAGATTTCTTCTAGACTAAACATGCTAATGCTATACAAGATTTTTCTCCTTTTTCTGGGAAATACCGAGATATTCTACAAAATTCTTCAAAAATTTACGAAATATTTGTAAAAGTTATAGTATTTAGTTACTTATGGTTATAACTACATCTTACAGATTGTTAGATGTGCTGTCAAGAACAAAACTTAATAATATCTTGTTTTTGTTGTTCTCGTTCAGCAGTAGCATTAGCATTATAGGCAGCATAAAAGGCGGCACGAGCAGCACAACTGGCAGCGTGACGAGCATCAACAGCATAATAAGCAGTATCAGCAGCACGCTCAGCAGCATCAGCCGCATAATAAGCAGCACGCTCAACAGCAGCATTAACTACATTCATGAAAGTTTCTTTATGCTGAAACCATTTCACACGCATAGCCCAAAATACTTCGTCAATCTCGTTTGTTTCCAGAAACTTAACAAAAGGGATTTGTTCATCATCTGCTTTACTTTTGTTAAGACCAGTTAGCAACCGCTTCCAACCAGCTTCACAAGGGTTAAACGCTTTAATTTCGTTGGTACTCATGGTTATCATTTTATTTCTCCTTAATTAATATCTGAATTTTACATTAAACTACGAGATTCTTCAATAATTTACGAAAATATTTACGAATTATTTACAAACTTTAACGAATTCATCAGCCTGCATGACTGGTGAAATCCTGCTGTTACAAACAGTACAAGTATAATTCGTACCATTAAGCCATTTGTTATGCTGAATAGAACTAATCAAACGCTCTTTGCATCCGCATTTGTACTTATAGTAAGTTACCTTACGTTTAGCTGTGTTAGGTACGGTAAAACTGTGATAAGTTTCACCTGTCCCACCTAACATCTTATGCACACGTTTAAACTAAGGGCCGTGATGTTGTTTAGCGTTAGGATATAACATTTTGGTAAGCAAATGTGCTAGTTCATGTGTAATTGTATTTTCAAAACCTGTATTAGCTTGTGCAATTTCTGTATTAAACATAACAGTATGCGTCCGGTAGTTAGCTTTACCAGCACAACGAGAACGGTCAAAGTACGTAATACTTGGTGTTTTAAACTGAGGATACTTATCTTGAATAGCTTTAATATGGTTAGTGCAGTATTCAAAGATTTGTTGCTTGTTCATAATTAGCTCCTAGCTAGTTGTATGATTCGATGTAAGTTCTAACGCATGAACGGATGATACATAAAAGTTAGCGTTGTGTCAAGAGATAGTAGAGCATAACACACACAAAACAAAAACCCACAACTACAACAGACGTTAATCTGAAGTAATTGCGGGTTCGTTATCAGTGCAGACAGGCTACATCCTAAATTGCTTTGCTGCCAGTAATACTCGTTTAGCGTAAGCTGGATTCCTTCGATTACCAGCGTTATATGCTTCAATATAGCGTGTGTTACTAGCTTTAGAACTACTAGAATACCTCAGCTTGTACTGCTGTAACAGCGTAGTACCAGCAATAATATTCTGCTCATAATCTAATGGTTCTAGCGGTAACAATCCTGATGTTACGGTAAGCTGCATTACACCGAATGCTTTTTCTTTATTAACAGCTAACGGATCAAAAGAACTTTCAACGGCAATAATACCAAGAACTATATCTAACGGTAATCCTTTATCAGCAGCAGCAAGTTTAGCAGTACGAATAATATTGTAGTTTTGTTGAACATCCGTCTTATATGTACTACTAACCTTAACTGCTAGTTTAGCTGCATGATAATCAGTTCTGTGTTCTTTTGTAATATTTGGGTTAATCCAGAATAAACCTAAGATTAGCACTAAAATAACTGCTAGAGTTTTAGCTAGGTGTTTAGTTTGGCTTTTCACTACATGTAAAAACTTAATCAACATCCGTATCCTCAATCAAATTACCATCAGTATCATACTGCAAGAACTTAGGTCGAGGTCGCGCAGGACTTTTACCAAAGATTGTATCCCATGCTTCCTGCGACACACCTCCGAATGAACTGGTAATAATATACCCTGTAACCGGTGATAAATTGCCAAAGTTAGTTTTAGTATCAGTAGCGTTACTCATTTGTATCCCTTTCGTTAATAGCCGTGTCTAGAATCTTATAAAATTTCCACAGGTAATCATTACTTTCAATAGTTACATTTTTAATAGTACGACCATGTTCAAAATTAACCTTATCTATAAAACTATTCCATTGATTAACACTAATAGCGCCAATAGCAGAACAAAAATATTCAGCTACTTCAGCGGGTAGTTTTACTGTTACTAAGGCTTTAGCTGGTTCTACCTTAGTAATCTTTGATTCAATCGCCCAAAGACCAGTAACATCAGTGTTACAATAATAAATAATAAAACCTTCTGGATCATCTTCATTAACCGTAATATCAAACCTACTAATAGTATAAGTACCATTCGTTCCAGATACCTTTACCTTATCACCAATATTGAACTTGTTATTAATTTGCATGATTTTTTCTCCCGTTTATATTAACTAAGCCAGCCAAGGCTAATTGCTTTTTCAACAGCTTTCTTTAGATTATTCCAATGCTCAATATCTGCAATAAATATGCCTTCAAGCAAATTTGTTGGCTTCCATTTGTCTTCAGCGATACAAATTCCAGTGACTAGTGGAATAACGTCACAAGCAGCACGTTTATCCCCAATAAAGCTATCAGCAAAAATAATCTTGTCGATCTTTGACTCGTCCTCGTTACGAACGTCATATTCCATTTTATTTCTCCTAGTTAGTTGCTTGGTTAGTTTGGGTACTTGCTGCTATGACTACATCTTACAGATTGTTAGATGTGCTGTCAAGAGCAAAATTTGATAATATCTTGTTTTTGTTGTTCGAGTTCTGCCAAATAAGCAACATCAACATAAGCAGCATCAGCATGATGAGCAGCACTAGCGGCAGCACTAGCGGCAGCATTAGCAGCATAATAAGCAGCAAGGTTAGCATAATCAGCAGCATTAGTAGCATCAGTAGCAACATCCACAACAAAAGCAGCAGCAGCACGAGCAGCATAAAGAGCAGTATTAGCTGCATAAAATGCAGCACGAGCAACACGAGCAGCATCAGCAGCAGCATAAGCAGCATCAGCAGCGGTACGTTCAACGGCAGCATTGATTACGTTCATGAATGCTTCTTTATGCTGAAACCACTTTACTCGCATAGCCCAGAACACTTCATCAATTGTGTTAGTTTCCAGAAACTTAACAAAAGGAATTTGCTCATCGTCAGCTTCTAACTTGTTAAGACCAGTTAGCAATCGCTTCCAGCCAGACACACAAGGGCCGAATGCTTTAATTTCGTTAGTACTCATAGTAATCATTTTGTCTCTCCTACTAAAACGCATCATCAATTTCAAGCTGCACAAATAACTCTTCTTTAATACGTGCCACTAGTTTATCCGAAATTATACTAGAAACCTCATACTGGTCAATACAAATAGAATTGATTTCAATATAAGAATCTTCTTGTGGTTCTACAGGTGTTGCTTTGCTGCTTGGATAGAATTCATAATTTACTGTAAAATCAACATCCTGTAAGCACACTGTAGTTTCTAGGTTTAGCCTCTTCTTAGGTAGCATTTTTTATTCCTCGAATACCTTACGCTTATCGTAAGTTCCTTTGCGCTTATCTTTATTACGTTCATTCTCTTTATAAGACTTACTCTTTTCGTTGGTTACTTTGGTTCGTACAGTCTTGATAAAACCACTGTTATGTTGAACAGAAGATGAAGAGAGGGTATTGAACATTTGTATTTCTCCTAGTTAGTTACCGAGTTGCTTGGTTTGGTTACTTGCTGCTATGACTACATCTTACCGTTTGTTAGATATGCTGTCAAGAGCAAAATTTAATAATATCTTGTTTTTGTTGTTCCCGCTCCGTATCATAAGCAGCATCAGCAGCAGCATAACGAGCAGCAGCATAACGAGCAGCAGCATAACGAGCAGCATCAGCAGCAGCATAAGCAGCATCAGCAGCAGCATAAGCAGCATAAGCAGCATCAGCAGCATCAGCAGCATCAGCAGCATCAGCCCAAGCATAACGAGCAGCACGAGCAGCATTAGCCTCACGAGCAGCAGCATAAGCATCTGCACGATCAACAGCAGCATTAACTACATTCATAAATGCTTCTTTATGCTCAAACCACTTTACTTGCATAGCCCAAAAGACATCATCAATTGTGTTAGTTTCCAGAAAGCGGACAAAAGGAATTTGCTCGTCGTCAGCTTCTAACTTGTTAAGACCAGTTAGCAACCGCTTCCAACCATCTTTGCAAGGGTTAAATGCTTTAATTTCGTTAGTACTCATAGTAATCATTTGGTCTCTCCTTAATCAACATGACTCGTATCATACATACTCAAAACAAGCATGTCAAGTGTTATTCGTAACTATCTACAAATTCACGCAAATGTTGTACTAAATCTTCAACAATAGCGGAACGTTGTTCTTTAGCTTCGGTTTTAACTTGGTTACGACCTGCCAAATAAGCAGCCATCATAAGCTCGTTTACAGTTACCTCTGGAAATCCGGCAGATGAGCTATAATACGTATCTTTGTTTTTATCAATAAGTGCAAGATAAGTTTTATGTTTTAGCCTTAAAATAAATTGACCGTTTGTATCATACCAATCGGTATTATCTGGTTTATATTGTTCGTTCATACTTTATTCCTTTCTTAGACTAATTCATCAAATAGTTGTGTATTTGCAGTATTCGCAGTATTAAACAAGGATTTACCAAAACTAATATCTTTCATTTCAAAGTTAATATGCTTAATTAACTCTTCAGCTAATTTCTTAGCTGCATCAGAATCTACACGTGCATTGACGTATTTATAATGCTGATTAAACACAAAACCAGAATGTCTTACGGAGATACCTAACGTACTATATCGGCTACCTGAAGCATCCTGAAGGCTATACACTACGTACTTACCTTGTGAAGCTGGCATAGCATAACTACCTACACAATGTCGCATAGCAGCACCTTCAGCACCAATTTCCGCTGAACTCTTTAACAGGATAGCAGTATAACCTTCATTTAACGTAAAGCGTTTCGGCAGTTTATCAAACCCTTCAAATGAAAATTCTTCAGATGAATAATTACGTGCAATTTCCCTAAGTACAGCATTATCGTGTTCTTCTTCTACCCTGCGTGGTGACCACTTTGGATTAAATTCCAGTTGTTCTTGACGTAACATGTAATAAAGATCGAGAGTTTTATTTAGTAAGTTTGGGTTATTATAAACAGTTTTATATTTACCTTTGTAATTTAGAGATAAATGCTGTTGAACAAGTACTTCTGTTTTAACATATTTAAGAATACTACTAGATATGGTTAATAGTTTAGAAACTTTTGTTCTCAAAGAATCAATATCACCTGATTTAGATGCTGACATAGCGTACCATCGAATATTATCCGTAATCAGTTTATTTCGTGTAAAAGAATTATTACAGATTTGTTTCCAAACTTGATTACCAAACAGTTGTTTTAGTTCTTTAGGATCAAGATTAAACTTGTAAATAAATGGTGTAATATTCCAAATACCGTCACGATCTGCTTGATTAATTTTAGAATAGCTGGCATGTAATTTAGTGATTAACTGAGAAATTAGCTTACCTTTACTCCTATTAGTACAAGGCCCCATACAGAAATTACGCACATATTTATCAGGAAATTCTGATACAAAAGTCTTATAGAAAACAGCATTAACTAGCTTCAAGAATTTACTTGGAGTACAACCAAAAGTAGAAGTCAGTCGTTTATTTCGTTCTTTTGGATGACCACAGTAAGATTTACCAAGACCTCCAGCTAAACCCTCAACCGAGTTAAATTTTTGATAAGTATCAAATGCAATATCACCAATTACTACAAGTTTGCGGTCGTTGTCAATTTGAACTTGCATTCGGTTATTTGCATCACCAGTTTCTTTATCAGCTAGCACAATCAAATCTCCTTCTCAATATAAACGTAAGATTGATACATAATTTCTAATACAACATAGAGAACAATAATAATAAGCATTTTGTTCATAATTTTACCATCCCTTCTGCTGTGCTGTAAATAACTTCTTTGATATTTTGGTCTGCAATACAGCAACTACATATCTTACAAGGTTTAGCATTAGCTAGATTACCGTTAGCATCATACCTGATTACGACCAGTTTAGCAATAGTTTTTCCTGTACGCAAAGCTAGTTCGATAGCTCTAGTTTCAGCATGATTGTACTTTCTGTAAGGCTCACCAGCTTTAATCGCGTAATAACGCATGAACTTAGAACTATCAGTATAACTATTGATAGCACTGGCAATAACTTTACCTCGTTTATCAAAAGCCGTAGCTGTGATGCAAAATCTATTCTTCAAAGCAATCTCCCGTTTTCCTAGTATCTGTCTATCAATACTGAATTGTAACACATAAAACAAAAAGAACCAAAGGATTCTTCCCTTGGCTCTTCCTAAGTTTAAATTAAGTATTACTTTTTGTTACCAAGCAGGAATTTAACTTTGTTCTGTGCTGACGATAGAACCTTAATTTTCTTGCTAGCGTAGCGGATATACTTCTTACTGCGGTTTAGCTGTTTATATGCTGACTTTACATACGGATTGTTCTTTCGTTCTGAATCACAAACATCAAATGCTAGAGTAGCTGATCCTTTAGCTAGTGCGATTCTATCGTTAAGATTCCTCAAATTAGCTTGCAGAACCATCTTAATTAGCTGTAGCTCTTGGTCAGTAAATTGTGTAGATTCTTTACGTTTAGCTGATTTTTCTGCTAGTTGTTTGTGTGTTTGTTTTAGCTGCTGTTTAGCAAGATCACAGGCTTTCTCTTCTGCAATTTCTTCTGCTGTTTGAACTAATGCTAGCGCGCAGGATGGGAACCCATAAGAATAATAGTCATCGCTACACCCACAAAGATGAATACCACATGAACCATATACCTCATTAACAATATATTCACTACCAACAAATTTATCCATAGAATCAACCCAAATATTATCCCAACCTTCTACTTCATCAAGATTAAACTTGCGATAAACAACAACTTTATCACCAGCTTTGAACTTGTTTGGATCATGCTTTGGTTTAGATTGAGTCTGTTTAGCTTGCTTAACTTCTGATTTATTACTCATATTAATCTCCTTGTTGATTCTTCGTGAAATTTCGTTTAGTAAATCTTGAGTATGTACTTTGGTTAAGTCTAGGTTGTTTTGTGTTGTATTAACTTTGGTGTCTGTTTGTTCTTTCTTGATGAAATATACGTTGCTTTTGTCTTTTCTATAGGTATCATAACAATGTGCATCCATACAAGCTAACTCATCATCGGTAAAAGCACAAAATTCACAACGATCAATATGTTTATCCCATTCAACAGCAATATAACCTTCAGGTGCTTCATTAGGATCAAGCATTATATTCTCCTTATAAAATCAGTTTATCTGTAATACAACTGCATTGTATATCAGTTTCTGTGGTCTTGCAAGAGGTTTCTAGTAGATAATACCTTACCACAACGAACACACATATAACAGCATGTACCATCTGGATTATATTTCTTAATTATACTTGCATGTCCATAAATAAAACAAATCAGGCGGTTCTTTAGTTTATATAATAAATTCATATTACTCTCCTTTAGTTCCGAACTTACGAATACGACCGGCTTTAAGATTAGTCAAGAAATTGCTGTAATATTCTTGGATACGATTTTCTGCTTCATCTGTAATTTCATCTAGATGTTTCCAGCAGAATTCTCTGAAGTATCCTGATGTAATTCGTGTAGATACTTTGCGAATAGCTGTATCAAAAGCTGTGTATAAGCACCTTGTCCTTGTGACAGTATCCAACGTATCACTACGGAATGGAATAATACTACGTTCTAATGCAAGTACAAAGCACTCTTCAATAGCACAATCTACCTTCTGTTCAAACGTCAGCTTATCCCATTTCTCTTTACTACATTGCACCTCACCATCAATAATCAGTTTATAAGCTGGTTGCTTTGCGTTAGCAGCAGTAAAATCAGGACTAACAATACTACTATGAATATCGTCGTGTTGATACACATAAAAACCGTCTGTTTCCTTGAAGAAGTCAGCAGCTTTAACATTTAGTTTAGGATGCTTATTACAGAATAGCTTTTCAATACGGTCAAAATCAGGGTGCTTCATCGGAGAGTAACCGATAGATTCTAGATATAGAATATCCTGACGTGTCTTATAGAAATTATTAGCAGATAGATCAGCAAAACGATGCGAATATTTTACAGCTAGGATAAACTCTACACTAGGCACATAAATTTCATATTCTGGTTGTGTTGTAATGCAGAAGCTACAGGGCATAGCAATATCATACATTAGTTTGTATGGATTGGTACATGAATCATTAATAAAATTGAATTCAAAAATACCAGCTATATTCTTACCTACTGCTTTAGTATCTGTGAATTTACTAAACGCAATATTATTAACTTCAGCATAAACCAATGCTTCTTCTTGAGTACATACGAAGTCTGTATCAGAAGGTACGCAGTTGCTTACAGCATGATATTTTAGAACAGTAGAACCAATTAGCAACATTTAATTTTCTCCTAATAATAAAGGCTACAACAGGAATTAACCTATTGTAACCTTTCCTTAGTTATTTAACAAGAACTTTCTTCCCAATCTGACGACTCTTCCCAATCTTCGTAATCTGGATTATATTCTTGGATACGACCTTCAAAAGATAACCAGTCGTTCTTTAGGTCTACAATCCGCTTATGCAGGTCTAACAGGTCAATTACCTTAGCTTCAAACTCTCCGCAAAGTGCTGCTCGTTTTACAGCGTTTTCTTTAGCCTGTAGTGTGTTTGTCATGTGTTTTCTCCTTAGTTATGTTGAAAAGATGTACTCAGTATTATATACAACTTAGTGTTATGGTGTAATACTCTTGATCTTTTTATGTTCAGATTTAAGCAAACGGAAATCTCTAGACCAATCCTTTAGCCCCTCTGGAATATAAACTAGCACATAAAGAGGAATGCTGAGAATCAAAACAATATAGACAACAAATGAAAGATTATTTGTAAGACACCAAACTACCCATTTACGCATTTATCGCTCCTTATAAAATTAGTTGATACCTTGACTTTTAAGATGTTCCGCAATACTAATACTACCTTCAGCAAAATACAACGTATCCTTTTCAGTATAAACGTCTGAAGTAACACAAACTGTATTGAAACGAAGTGTATCATAACCAATTAAATTCAAACTTTCACGAATGTTATCACAATAAGCCCTAAGTGTAGTAATAGGATGACCTCCGATACTACCTAGTACAGTAGCCAGAACATACGCTTCAATTTCAGTTAGTTCAAGATTTACAACTTTTTCTTCCACTGTTACTACCTTTTCTTTTACAACAGTTTCAACAGTACAGTTAGCCATTTGTTTCTCTCCTTAGTCAGTAACGATGTAGCAATTGTATGTGCTTACTTGTTACTTGTCAATAGTTCTGCAAGCTGTTTCTCTATGCTTTTAATCTCTTGTTGATGCTGCTCAATCAATGTGTTTAACGCCAGTTTATCGTCAAGTTTCTTACATAGCTAGCGGATATGCTGTGTGCTGATTTACATATTACTCCCCTTGTAACACTTTATTGGCATTTTCTATTGTTTCAGAATACCGGATTTCTATAGGACATGGTTCATTACATGCGTGTTGATCTTTCTTACGGTGATGAAGATTATCGCACGTAATTTCACTAGGTGCAACTCTTAGTACTTCTTGTAGAATGTTCTCAAGCTGTTTAATCCACTCCAAGCATTTGTCCTGCCCTACTGCACTCTCTATTAGCGTATTTTGTAACTGGCTGATAGCTTCGTCCTGCGAAAGAATCGCATCGTGTTGCCGCTTAATCCACTCGGCTTGTTCTGCTATGGTGCTGCGGGATTTATCTAATTTTTTTAATTGTTTAATGGCTTTGTATATGGCCTTCTTTTGCCATTTCTGCAATAACTGACCAGTAGCTCCACAAGCAATCGTCTCTAGCTCTGCTTCAATCGTATGCTCTTGCGCCCAATAGTGCTCTGGCATTACTAGTTACCTCCTTAAAAATTAAACACAAACGAATCATACCAACCTTACCCTGCGTTGTCAACAAAAAGATGTAGTTCAACTTTGTTATTTCGCAGGTATTCTAACCCTTCGCTTGACCTGTACGAATGCTTATAATAAACGCACGTTATACCACTATCTACAATATCAATAGCACAGTACTTACATGGGGCATGAGTACAGAACAAAGTAGCACCAACAGAACTTTCGGATGATTTAACTAGACCTAACAGAGCGTTCTTTTCAGCGTGTCTAACCTCTGGCTTAGTACAACCATTACTATCCTCTAAACTACCGTTAATGTGTGCTGGAAGTGCGTTATATCCGCAGCTAATGATCCTGTTGTTCTTTACGATAACAGCCCCAACTAGCAATCGAGTACTACTGCTGCATTCAGCAAATGCTTCAGCACACCGCATATATGCTTTTATGTGTTTAGGTTTCATGTTCGTCAGTACCAGCTTTACTAGCAGCTTTACTGGCAGCTTTACTGGCAGCTTTACTAGCAGCTTTATCCTCTGTTTTACCAGCTAGCAAATACTCACGATAGGCTAGATCAGATGCTAATTGTTCACTGTAATAAGTCTTAGAAAAATCAGAAATATATGGAGATTTAATCCGTGCCTCATTACGTAAGATGCGGTCTGTTACTTCTTGTAGTGACATATAACGGAATTCTGATAGAAACTTAATCTTACTATAATCAGTAAATACGACTCGCTGATACTCTGTTCCACCATCAAGCGATAACTTACCACAACTGCAAGTTACAAAGTCATGTACGTGCTTAGATTCAATAATACTACCGCATTCTAAACATTGTGCTTTATTGCTGCTATATACTTCATAATCTTTTAGGTCAAAGTCCATAGTTGTTCTCCTTTGCTTTTGCTTTGATGAAATATACTGCTGTTTTGTCTTTTCTATACTTACCTAGACAAGGTGCATTATTGCAAGCTACAATATCTGAATCAAAAACGCAATTGCTACAACATACATCTAGATACTCAACAGCAACATAACCGTCAGGTGCTTCGTTAGGATCAACTTTAGTTTCAGTCATTTTCATTCTCCTTGTGTTTGTTACGTTCAGATTTCTTTCGATTGGTATGAATCTTACGCTTATACAAAGGGTTTGTCAACAAATCTTTAGCTACTAGATTCCTTTGTTTAGCTTTGTTCTTTCGTTTAGTCTTTCGCATGTTTATCTCGATTAGTAAATAGAATAAAACTGTAACGAATATTATCTAGTTTATCTGAATATTCATCAGTCTCAATTTCACCATAACACCAACTATCATATAGCTTATTATAGTCCTTATCATATAATCTACAAATATATTTTTGGGAATTAACACAGGATAGAATATACTTAGTTGCAACCATAGCAATCAAACAACTAAAATATATAATTAAATAACCTAGGGTTTCAACTGGCATTTGAGCTATCCTTTACTTAACAGAGTGCAAGACCGTTATGCACTACATAATTAACAAGATCATAAAAGTTAGTAAAATTCTTATACTCACTATTACATTTAACTGTAAATACATTCTTTATTTTTCCGTTACTAATAATATTTTGTTCTTGTATTACATAACTCAAATTTTCAAATTCAAGGTATGCTTTAATTGCTCTACCTTCACTTCCAAGAATTTTAGCTGGCATTTACACTCTCCTTATTATTCAAATATTCAATTAGTGCTGCTCGATTAGCACTAACATAACGGTTTAATTCTCTGTTTAACGTAAAGCGGATACTCAAGCTAGGTTCAGATATAAACTTACCATAAAACGGATTAACTACTTGTCTAGGTTTGTTATACTTTAGTTTAAACACACCAAACTTGTCAAGCACTACTTCGTTACCTTCAAACAAATTATCAAGGATAGCGTTAAGTATCAAGTACAAGCAATCCTGAACTTCTGTTTTGCTATAAGTACTACATGCCGCTACATTTTGAGCTAGTCTAGCAGATGAAATCCTGTTTGTAAACTCTTTTCTTACTGAGCTACTAGAAATTGTAGATTTAGTGCTGTAATCGAATGGACAATTCGTTTGTTTCTTTAACCCTTGATGTTCTTTTAACTTAGTACCAGATGTAACGGATGATAAAATAGCCGGTTGTACATAAGGAATGTTTGTTGTATCGGCTGATACATCATCCTGTTTAGCATTACGTTCTGATAGCACATCAACAGCAGCACAATAACCAGCTACAAATGCTTCTTCTGCTGATAGTAGCTCACCTGTATGCTTTCTGTAAGCATCTAGTGCAGCTTCAATCTTTAAAGTTGTTTTCATAATTTCTCCTTACTTTGTGATTTACTAGCGTTAGCTTAACGGTAGTATATACGTTAGTTATAACTGCTATATAACTGGTATATTACCGTTAGTATATACGTTAATATATAGATTATATTTAAAGAATAATTAATTATACATACCTATATTATATCGTATGTTATATAACAGCAGCTACTATACACGTTATAACCTATGTATAGCATACGTATAACAGCAGCTATAACGTATGATATACCGTTTGCTAGAACTGATGGTTCTATTGTATCATCGTTTTCTGATCTGTCAAGAGTACGTGCAAAATATTTTTAGTGCTTATCGTTAAGAAAGTTCTTGACAAGAGTTAGGATGTTACGTATGATACGAATCATTGATTAACGTTAGGGGATTGCAAGATGACATTAACCGTTGGTATTACGTTGCTACTACTCTTAGCTGTATTACTTTGTATTGTGGGTAGTTCTTTATATGATGAAGGTAAAGATAAAGAAATTCTAGGTGGTGTAATGGTGTTGAATGCTTTAAGTTGTGTAGTTGGTGCTATTTTTATGTATAATTCTGATCCTTCAATACAAGCTGAAGAAGAAGCTAGACTAGCTGCCGAACTAGCTGAAACAGAACGATTAGAAACACCGCACGTTGTAAGAGAGTTTAATTCATGCAAGGTATATGAAACCTACATTCATAAAAGCCTGTTTATTCTACAGTGTGTGCTGATGTATCTGGTATTGAAAAGTCAGTTAAAACGCAAGCTACACGTACAGAAAGTTGTGGTAAAGCCTGCACAAAGAGTGTAGAATACGGTTCTGGTGGTACTAACTAGGAGAAAAACAAATGAATTGTGAAACTGATACTAAGATGGATAACAACCAGTTGCCACAGTGTATTACTGATATTGCATTGCCAGTATTTCCTAAAGCTAAAACATACGGTGAATTCCTTGGTATCTTGTTAGATGTATATTCTGAATATTGTGATAAAAAGTACGTGTATGGTACTGCTGTGTATGATTTTGAACGACCATATAAGTATCTTTGTCACTTTATACAACAGATCAAAGAGCAAGGTGTATGTTCTAACAGCAAGTATCTAAACCGATTTAATTCTAGGTTAGTAAGTGATTTGGAGAAATTTGGTACCAGTATTATTGAACGAGTACTTTCTGGATATGGTATTAATGAAGGAAGTGTTTATGAAAACCGCAAGAAATATCTACAGTTTCTTATTGATGAACTAGCAAACAGGTAGAAAACCAAATGAATGATAGAGCTTACATTGTAGATGAGTATGGATATAATTATGTAGCATTAACTAAACTACCAAAAGCTAAAACATATAGTGAATTCTTGTATTACTTTCTTGAACTTTATAAGAAATATTGTAACAAGGGTTGCTTAAATACTCCTGAAGTAAAGCATTACCATTATCTTTGTCACTTTATAGAACAAATTAAAGAGCAAAAGGTGTGTTATAACATCAAGTATCTAAACCGATTTAAACATGAACTAGAGAGTTATTTAAAATATTATGTTACTGGTGTTATTGAGAATGTGGTTGATGGTCTAGGTATTAATACTAATGGTTTATCTAATTCAGACATTAGAATTGCATATATCAATTACATCATTGATAAAGAAGTATCTAAATTAGCAGGAAACAACAAGCCAGTAGGAGGGAAAACAAATGATTAATAAAACTAATGTAGAAGAATATATTGAAGAACTACAAGAGAGTATCCTTATGTTTTTACAAGAACCAACCGCTGATAACTTTGATTCTGTTCAATTAGATATGCGTAATTTACGGAGGTTACTTGAAGATTATATGGACGGTAATACAGAGGATGACTATGATGACTGCTGTAATGAACTTTATTTTGAATAGGAGCGTAATATGCCTAAACTAATCAAACCGATCAAACCGCTATTAGCTGTAGATGTACAAGAAGATAAACTACCTAAATTATTTCCTTTGTATGGTATGCCTAAGACTGATGGTTGCCGTATCTTAGTACAAAACGGTGTAGCATACGCACGTAGTCTAAAAAACCATGAGAATAAGCATGTTACATCTTTGTTCTCTAATTCTGCATTAAACGGTATTGATGCTGAAGCTACAACAGGAAGTGATCCTACTGCTGAATCATTGTGCCGTTTAACAAGCGGTGATATGCGTAGAATTGAAGGCAAACCAGATATTCATCTTTGGTGCTTCGATTATGTAACTGAAGATACTGTTAATTTACCGTACAGCATTCGATATAATATGCTAGTGGATAAAGTACTTGAACTAAATCTACAAGGATGGAATAATATCCATATTGTACCTATTGTTATTCTGAATAATATTCAAGAATACGAAGAGTATAAGCAAAAGCTAATTGCACTAGGTTATGAGGGTGTTATCTTACGGTCTGGTGATCTTGCACATAAAGAAGGTCGTAGCAGCAAGAGTAAGGTACATCTATGGCGATGGAAACCGTTTATGACAGCAGAGATTCTTGTAACAGGTATTACAGAAGGAAACAGCAATAATAACGCCGCTACAACGAATGAATTAGGCCGGACTACTAGGAGTACCAACCAAGAGAATCTAACGCCTAACGGCTTGCTAGGTAGCATACAGGGCACTTTGTTAGCTGACCTACTGGATATTAGCGGAAACTTGATTGCTAAGGCTGGAACTGAAATTACAGTATCTCCCGGTGAAACAACACTTGACGAACGAAAGAAATTTTGGGATAATCCTAGTACTATAGTTGGACATATAGTAGAGTTTGAATATTTTGCTTTCGGCTGTCTTAATCTGCCGCGTTATCCGACATTTAAGTGTATTCGTAGTAAAGTTAATTTATAAGGAGAATAAAATGATTAAAAAGTATATTGCAGCAGCGTTAGCATTGGTATTATGCACTTCAGTACTGTCTGGTTGTTCAGCCAGTGCTTATCAAGTAAATAACGCTGTTAAAATCTGTGCTAAGTATGAGGGTGTTGATAGTATTCAACTTTATGCTGATTCGGTACGTTGTATGAACGGTGATGTATATAAATTAAAAGCGAGCTAAATATGAAATACGAACAATTAGAACTAGATTTATCCTGTGATTGTATTAGTACGGAATACCCGTTTGATGCTATGATGTTACAAGCCGGATTACCTCCCACTAAAGTAACTGTTATTGCTAAATATAATAATAATTACTATATTGTAGATCAGCAAGTACGCAATACTATTACGAGAGATATTCAAGTGCTACGGCATATTGTACACAAGCAATTCATTGTAAAACTACAGAATAAGGAGAATGTATGATTAATATTTTAAAGTTTGGTGCACCTTGGTGCGTACCGTGTGGTAATCTAGCAGTAGAGCTGAAGAAGATTGATTTTTCCAGTATGAATACTTCATTAGATGAATTTAACTTAGACGATGACGATGATATGATTGTAGCTAGTCAGTATCGTATTCGGTCAGTACCAACTTTAGTTTTTATTGATGATAGCGGTAATGAATTACACAGGCATGTAGGGAGTGCTACCGCTAGTCAAATTACAGAGATTATTGATGGTTTGAATGATAGTTTGAATGTTGGTTAAATACTGTAAGACTGTAAAACTATTGCTATTTATGTAGTGTTAGTATATAGTCGTTCTATCAGTTATATTACACAAGGAGAATAAGCATGACACGTAAAATGGCAAGTATTCGTATTATTGAAGAATTACTACCAATTGAAGGAGCAGACCTTATTGAGATTGCTCGTATTGGAGGATGGAAAGTTGTTGTTAAGAAGGGTGAATATTCTGTTGGTTCATTGTGCGTATATTGTGAGATTGATAGTTTTATCCCAACAGAAGTAGCACCATTTCTTACTAAGTCTGGTCATTCCCCAAAAGAATACAATGGAGTACAAGGAGAACGCTTAAAAACTATTAAGCTACGTGGTCAATTATCTCAAGGGTTGATTCTACCAGTTGATTTGATTAAAGATTTATCTGTTGAATTAACAGAAGGTAATGATGTATCCGAAGCCTTAGGTATCCAGAAATGGGAGCCTCCTGTTGGTTTTTCAAGTAGTGATGCTAAAGGTAATTTCCCTGCTTTCTTCCCTAAGACAGATCAAGAACGTATCCAGAATATCTCTAAACCAAAACTAGGAGTATCCTACGAAGTTACAGAGAAGTTAGAAGGTCAATCATTCTCGGCTTATTATGATAATTCAACATTTGGTGTTTGCTCACGTAACCTAGAACTAAAAGATTCTCCTGACGGTACGTTTTGGAATACTGCACGTAAATATAATCTGCAAGAAAAATTAACAAAACTTAACATTAATTTAGTTATCCAAGGTGAGCAAGTTGGTAGTGGTATTCAAGGTAATATTTATAAGTTTAATGATGTACGTTTATATGTATATGATATTTACTTCATTGACGAACAGCGTTATGCTACTCCTTCAGAAGTACGTAAACTATGTAATGATTTGGAGCTACTTCATGTTCCAGTCAAACACACTGAATTTTACTTACCTTTAGAAGAAACTTGTGATAAGCTACTGGCTTTAGCTGAAGGTACGTCTGAATTATATAACACGGAGCAAGAGGGTGTTGTATATAAAGCGAATACAGAAGAACGATACAGCTTTAAGGTAATTTCTAATAAATATTTGATTAAGCAGAAGTAAGGAGAAACCAGTGGGCTATTTCAAGAAGAAGTCTAACAAAGGAGAAGAATTTATGGATATTCATAACAAAGAAACAATTGAGGATATTCAAAAATACCCTTATGTAGCCGCAGAAGATCGTAATATTCGTAAAGAAATCTGCGAGCGTTTCGGTATTCGTGCTGGTATGTCAGAGATTGATGGTGAGACAGTTGTAGCTTATTATTTTCCATCTTACAACCAGAAGGGTAAGATCGTTGGTTATTCTAAGCAAGATATTACTAAATCTAAAGAAGAACGTGGTCACTGGAGTACAGTTGGTGCTGTGACTATTGGCAATAAACTCTTTGGTCAGAATGTAGCAGAAGGTATTAACCGTAAGCGTAGTAATCTAACAATCACAGAGGGCCAGTGGGACACTGTTAGCTGTTTTCAAGCGTTAGTAGATAGTGTTAAAGGTACTAAGTATGAGAATCTAGAACCATTCGTTGTCAGTATTCCTTTAGGTACAGCTAATGCTGTGGAAGCCATTCTACACAACGAAGAATATGTTAAGTCTCACGATTCTTTGACTATTTTCTTTGATGATGACTATTGTACACCTAAAGAGACTAAAGCTGGGGTTATGAAGGGTCACGAGGCTCGTGAAGCTGTAGCTAATGCTTTTGTTGGTACAGGCATTGCTCTGACTACAGTTTCTCCAGATGAAGGCTTCAAGGATGCTTCTGACTATCTACAAGCTAATAAATCAACAGAGCTAGCTAAACTTGTTCAATTTGGTAAGCGTGCATATTCAGCAGAGAAGATTGTTAAGGCACATGAAATCTCATTAGAAGAGCTACTAGAACCTCGTCCAGAAGGTATCTATGTAGAAGCATTCCCTAAGCTGATGGAAAAGATTCATGGCTTCAGGACACGCGAATTATGCCTACTTACAAGTCCTAGCAATACAGGTAAATCAACTGTACTATCGTTGTTTGCTAATGCTTTCGTAGATGCTGGAGAGAAGATTGGTATGATCTACCTAGAAGAAACTAACAAAGAAACTATGCAACGATTAGTAGCCTCTAAGCTAAAAGTTAATTATCTGAAGTTCAAGGATAAGCCGTTAGAATGCAGCACGATGGAGCAGATTCAAGAAGCCTATGAAGATATCGTTAATAATGATCGTTTAGTTATGTTGAGTCACTTTGGTTCTTTACCTGTATCTGAGCTTATGTCAAAGATTAAGCATATGCACTTAGTAGAAGGTTGCAAGTATATTATGCTTGATCACTTGTCAATGGTTATCAGTGGCTTAGAAACAGATAACGAGCGCAAACAACTTGATATTGTTATGACAGAACTAGCTGCCTTCTGTGCTGCTAATGATGTATGTGTAATCGCTGTATCTCACATTAATCGTAGTGGAGCTAGTCAGTTCCAAGCACCGAAAGGTAAAGAACAAGATGAACCTTATTGGGTACAGGTAACAAAAGAATCTATGCGTGGTAGCTCTAGCTTAGAACAGTTGAGTTTTATTATTCTAGGCTTAGAACCTCAGATTATGCCAGATCGCAGCCGTGGGAATGTCCGTTTGACTGTGCTAAAGAACCGTCCGTGGGGTTATCTAGGGGTTTGTGATGAGTTCAAGATTAACGAGGAAACGTGGGAAGTAGTGCTGGCGCAGGATGAGTTTAATACTGAAACTCTTAGTTTCTAACTTGACAAGAGAGTACGGTACGCTTATACTCTCTTCACTAACAACGGAGGGTATATGCGTATTGTTCTAGACATTGAAGCAAACAACTTGCTAAACAACGAAAGTATTGACTATACAGCTTCGCCTTACAAGCTGAAAGAATCATTTAGAATATGGTTAATCGTCTGTAAGGATATTGATACAGGTAAGGTTTATACGTTTGAAGAAGATGATATCAAGACTAAGTTTGTTGAGTTTTATAAGCAAGCTACTACAGTGATTACGCACAACGGTATTAACTATGATATGTTGGTCATTAAGCTATATACTGGAATGGATTACACAGTAGAGCCAGATACAATCAACGGTAAAGATGTTGAGATTGTAGATACTATGGTTTTATCTAAAGTACTTAATCCTGACCGTCTAGGAGGTCATAGTCTAGAGTCTTGGGGTAAGCGTTTAGGTTCTGCTAAGATTGATTTCCATGACTTTAGTAAATATACTGAAGAAATGAAAACATACTGTATCCAAGACGTTAATCTGACAGAGAAAGTATATCTGCACTTACTAAAAGAGAAAGGTGATTGGCCTTGGGATGAAGCTATTAAACTTGAGAAAGCTGTAGCAGAGATCATCACTAGGCAGGAGCATAGGGGTTTTATGTTTGATTCTAAACTAGCTGTTAGTTTAGTTAAAGACTTAGATGAAAAGATTGAAACTATTAAAGCAGAAGTTGAACCAGTTATTCCAGAGAAGCCTTTATCTAAGACTAATGCTAAACTTTATACCCCACCTAACACTCAGTTTCTAAAATCAGGACTTCCTAATCATCATATTAAAAACTTTGTAGAAAAACACTCAGGTTATTTTATTGATGACAGGACAGTATATTTATTCGGTGAAGAACGTAAGTTACCTCTCCCCACAGAACCTTTGATTACTCACGAGAAGGCTACGCTGAAAGATACAACACATATTAAGGAATGGTTAGTTAGTCATTTTGGATGGAGTCCTACTCAGTATAAAGAACGAGATTTAACAGTTAATGCTAAGAAACAAAAAGTTGATAAGGAAACATACGAGAAAGCTGTTGTTAAATACGTAGAACAAACACTAGCTAGTGCTTTCTGTAGGGATAGGCTAGATCATGTTGGAACTACAAAAGGTAATCTGTTGCGTTCATTGTTAGCGAAAGATATTTCTAAACCTGTAAAGGTCTTGACTAATCCTACATTTACAATTGGTCAAGATAAAGAGATTGATCCTACATTGGTACAATTAGAAAAAGAGTTTCCGCATACTAAAAAGATTGTAGAATTTCTAACTTATAACCATAGACGTAATAGCATTTTGGGTGGTGGCTTTGATCCAGATGATGACGAAGAAGCAGAGAAAGGTTTCTTAGCTAATATTCGTGATGATGGCCGTATTCCTACTCCTGCTGGTACTTGTGATGCTGGAACATCTAGATTTAAACATAGGTTAGTCTGTAATATTCCTCGTACAACCTCTCTCTATGGAGATAAGATGAGAGCATTGTTTGGGTGTGCTGATGGATATTATCAGATGGGTTATGACTTTGACTCACTTGAGGCTAAAATCGAGAGCCATTATGTTCATAAATATAAAGGAGGCCCAGAGTACGGGATCAGTCTTACAGCAGAGAAACCTAATGATTGCCATACAGTTTTAGCTAAGTATATTACAGGTATTATTGGTAAGGAGTTTCCTCGTGGTACTGCTAAGAGTGTAAAGTATGGTTGTAGTTACAATGCTCAACCAAAACGTGTCAGTAAGATTGTAGGTTGTGACTTAGATACCGCTCAAGTTATCTTTGACGCTTTTTGGGATAAAGCATCACCTCTAAAAGAGTTAAAAGAGAATATGCAGAAGTATTGGGAAACAACTGGTCAGAAGAAATTCTTGTTGGGTTTAGATAAACGTAAGCTACCTGTCAGAAGTAAAGGTAATGTTATTAATACAGCCTTCCAAAGTGCAGGTGTAATATGTGCTAAACGAGCTATGGTTATCCATGATAGAAAGTTAAGGGAGAAAGGCTTAATTGTTGATCTATTTAAAGATGATTGGAAATCTAAGTCATTCTGCCAACAAATGATTGCGTACCATAAGTAATTGTGGCCTTGTGCCGTGAGGTACATTGAATAACCTGTTTAATTGCTGGAAAGCTAAATCGAAAGACATGCCAATCAGCAGGGAAGCCTAGAAATAGGAACCTTCAGAGACTAGCCGTAAGGCGTAGGCTGCAAGTGCAGTCGAAATAGCAGGGGACTTTAATAGTCCGTGATATAGTCCGATCCTGCGGGAAACCGTTAGGTAGCAAGTAATGTTGCAGGGTAGCTTAACGAACTACTTGAACAGTTGGATGAAGCGCAGTCAGAATTGACAAAAGATTTAGTTAAGTTTAAGATGTTTAACACAGAGAATGAAGCTAAAGAGTTCAAGAAGAGTAATCATAATTGGAGTGATATTGCACATACAGATAAAGGTTATTACTGTGCCTATTCTGAAGCAGGTGTCTTAGCTACAAAATCTGTGACAGAAGCTGGTGAATACTACAAACTTAATGTTGAATTAACAGCAGGTTATATTATTCACAAGAATTGGGCAGGTTGTCACTGATGTTTCAGCATTATTACTTTTAAATAGGTAAATATTAGTGTATAATATAACTTTCAATAGGAGGTTATATGGCTAAACAATTAAGTGTTAAAGAGGGTGATGTGTTTAATAGACTTACTATTATTAAGGAGGTTGATAAGCACATCTACCCATCTGGAGAAACAAGGCGTAAATTCTTAGCACAATGTTCTTGCGGATCAGAACCAAAATCTTATCTTTTTAATCAACTTACTACAGGTAAAACTAAGTCTTGTGGTTGTTTAGATATGGAACAAAAGGTATCTCATGGTATGTATAATTCCAGACAGTACCAAATCTGGGCAGACATGAAAACTAGATGTGATTGTAAGAATAATAAGTTCTATGATTACTATGGTGGTCGGGGTGTTACTTACTGCGATAAATGGAAAACATTTGAAGGTTTCTGGGAAGACATGCAATATGGGTACTCTGATGATTTGACAATAAACAGAAGGAATAATGATGGGAACTACTGTAAAGAAAACTGTGCTTGGGATACCAGACATTTTCAAGGACACATGCGTAGGAAGAAGGAAGGAACTCTATTGAGTATTATAGGTGGTTCTATAAACAAAGATTTAAGCATTTCAGCCTCTATTAAAATAGATGAAGAACGTATTTATCTTGGTACGTACAGTGATGAAAAGTCTGTAGCTAAAGTTTATGATGACGCATCTGAAAGATATTATGGGGATCGACCAAATAAGACTGCACCCTGTAAAGATACTCTCTATACTAAAGCTATGTACTACTTAGATAACATTAATAATGATCTAAGAAAGCAACCGGAGAAGAATCCATCAGCTAAACTTTCACCTGAAAATGTATTAGAAATTGTTTCTATGTATGACCAAGGGTTTAAACAGAAAGATATTGCTGCTACTTTTAACATTACTCAGTGTACAGTATCTAGTATTTGCAGAGGTGATTCATGGTCTTCTGTAACTGGAATCAACAAAATACTTGACGGCGAGTACAAAGTAGGTAATAATGCAGCAGAAATTCACTAAGGAGCCACAAATGCAATTCATACTAAAAGTAAATACAGACAACGCAGCTTTCGGTGAGGATATGTATGATATTGAGTCAGAACTTGTAAGTATTCTTCACCAAGCTATTGACAAACTACAAGCTGGTAACGTAAGATTCCCTCTGAAGGATTCCAACGGTAATACAGTTGGTACAGCAGGTATTGAAACAGGAGAATAAGGAGAATAACAATGAATGAATCAATTACTATTCAAGTACAATCAGAAGAGTACGAAACGATTAACGTAGAATTATCAGTAGAGGAAGTTCAAGCTCTATATAAGTTACGCAAAGAAAATGCAACACGTATTCTTGAATTAGATAAGCTGTTAAAAGATACCCAGAACAACTACAAATACGCTTGTGAAGCGCGTGATGAAGCTAAAGCAGAACTAGAACAGGCTCATACTCTTCTATCTGCCTTAGGTATTGCAGATAAAACAGAAGCTGAAGAAAGTTACTATCGCAAAGCATTACACATTAGTACTCGAATTGCTTTATTTATTGCTAAAGGTATGAAACAATGAATCTCAACAATCTAAAACCGTATAATACTTTTGGTAGTATGCAGGTTCCTTGGTATCTCGCTAAACTGCGTAATATTTGGGTAGCGTTAGTTACAGCACCGAATAAATTAAGTATAGAAATACTTGACAATATTGCAGAAAAAGCGGATAATTACACAAACAAGGTAAGCAAATGATTACACAAAACAACACAACCGCTGTAACAGAGTATTTTTATGATACTACAAAAGAAGTGTTGTATATCTTGCGTAACTCTGTTATAATGAATTCTATTAGGATTCCAACTAAAGATGTACCTGAAGTTATTAATGTGCTAACTTCAGTGTTATATCAGTAGATTAAGGAGGTGCTATGTTTAATATTTTACAAAATTATTTATTCTTAGTACTTGTATATTTCGGTACTTTAGGATATAATCAGATTTCTAGCTTGTTTCAGTAGAAAGTCGTGCAAGCAGTAGTAGTAGTAGCAGTAACGGTAGCACAAAACTGCCGTATAACTAGCTGTAATAAATAGCACATTATGTCGTAATAAAATAGCAATATGCTAATAGTCATTACTTAAAATAGGAGGTCAAAATGACATTTAAATTTGATAAGATTCGTGGTACTCTAGTTTATGTGCAAGTTCAACAAGCAGTTAAGTCTTTTCAGAAACCCGGTGCGCCAGTTAAACCTGACGAATATAAAGCTGGTGTTGTTGTAACTGACGAAGATTGGATGGATGAATTTGAAGATGAACTAAAGCGTGTAGATGCTAAGGTTTCAATTGCTAAGGTGAAGGCAGTTGAATTCGAGAATATCTACAAGTGTCCTGTTCCTGAAGGTGCTGGTAAGAACGTATGGGTTATTACACTCCGTAAGTCAGTAGAGCTAGGTAAGACTGGTAAGCCTGTTCCCGATGAGTTCAAGCCGAAGGTATATGAGAAGATCGGCAGTACTCTCCTTGATGTAACAGCTACTAAGCTACCTGCTAACGGTTCTAAAGGTATTATCTCTGTTGATGTATTTGAACGTACTAACGGCAGTACTTCTCTGTATCTAAAGAACGTACTGGTAACAGAAATGATCGAATATGTACGCAAGAGTTCTGATTATAAGGCTGGTTCTGAATTTGATGATGAACTAGAAGATGAAGCTGAAGATAAGCCAAAAGCTGAAAAGGCTGATAAACCTAAGCCAAAAGCTAAGGCTAAACCAGTTGATGATGATGAGGACGAAGATTTACCGTTCTAACCTCTGCTCTAAACATCCGCTATAACTAGCATAAACGCCGTCTAATAAACGGAACAGCCAGCATACGCTTAATTACCGTATGGGATGATCTGGACAAGCAAGATAAGCCTGAGTCTTGCACTTATATTATTAAAAGGAGAAAATATGCTTAAAGGATTTCTAGTTAATTTATCTGAACGATCTTCTGTATTGTTTGTACTTGTAGTAATGTGTATTTTTATGTTAGCTATCATGTTCCCATTTGCTGTAATTTGGGCTATTAATACACTGTTTAATCTAACGATTGCTTATGGCTTAGAACAATATCTAGCTGTATGTGTAATCAATCTGTGGGTTCATAGCATCACTAAACATAAAGGAGAATAATATGCAAAATGCTCAAGAAGTTATCAATAAGTTAGTACCTATTTATGAAGAAATCATTACTCTTTCCGAAGATTCCAAGGAAATTCTAAAGGATGCTAAAGATGCTGGTTTAGATTCTGCGCTAATCAATAAGGTAGCTAAGGCTAAAGCTGCTGATAAGCTAGGTCAAGTACAGGAAGCAGCAGAAGAGTTAGTTGCTCTTATTAAACAACTACATTAATTAAATAATGAAGAATAACCAGCTTTCGTTTATGCGGAGGTTGGTTATTTTATTTTAAGGAGTGCTTATGCGAATTGCTGTTATTGATACAGACGGTGTTATTTATAGAAGTGCAGCAGCATCTGAAAAACGAACAGTTTTAGTTACACATAATCCTACTGGTATTCAGAAAGAGTTTAAAACAAGAACTGAATTTCGTGATATGCTGAAGTTAAAACTAAAGTCTGATAAAGAGCATGAATATACATTTGAAGATGTACAAACACCAGAACCAATCGAGAATTGCTTACATACAGTTAATAGTCAGATGAAAAAGATTAAAGATAAAACTGCCGCTGATGTTTGTGTGTATGTGGTAGGTGGTGAGTTTAACTTTAGAGATTGCTTACTGTTACCAAGTAAGTATAAAGGCCATAGAGAAGATATGCTTACACCTGTTTATCGGAAGCAAGCTAAAGAATATGTAATCAATAAGTTTAATGCTGAAGTAACGCTAGGTGAAGAATCTGATGATGCTGTTATTTATAAAGGATATGAGCTACAGAAAGCAGGGCATGAAGTTGTAGTTGTATCTATGGATAAAGATAGCTTACAAGCTGACGGTTTAACTTTATTTGATTTCTCAACTGATAAATACACAGAGAATACAGATCACTGGTTTAAAACTGAAAAGAAAAATAAAGTTAATAAACCTTATGGTAGTGGTGTAGGATTTCTAGCTTATCAATTATGCTGTGGTGATACATCCGATCATTATAAACCTACAGAATTATGCGGTGCTAAGTACGGTGTAATGTCCTTTGCTAAAGATGTGGCGGACTGTAAAACAGCAGAAGATTATCTTAAGGTAGTAGTACAGAAATATAAAGAATGGTATCCAGAACCGATTACTTACACAGCTTGGAATTCAACAGTTGTAACTAAAGATTGGAAAGGTATGCTAGATTTATATTTTAAGACTGCTTATATGAAACGTACAAAGGATGATAAATCGTGCAGTATTGAATTCTTTGGTAAGTATGGAGTAGATTTATGATTGAATATTATGGCATTGATACTGATTCGGCTTATATCCGATATATGTTAGCTGACTGTCTGCAATCTGGAGAATTAATTAATACAGACAATGGTCAATTTTGTGGTGGAATACAATCAGAAACTTACAGATATGCAGGTTATGATTATTGTTTCTGTTGGGATAATCATGCATTAATTTCTATGACAAAGAAGCATGGGGTAGCTTTATGACTAACACTACTGATCTATACACAGCTACTGATACTAAGAAAGTACGTGAGTTACTAATCAAGGAACAACAAGGGTTAGATTTAGTAACTCAACTACCATTAACTAAGCCTTGTCTAGATCATGCACACAATGATGAACAGTTTGTACGGGGCGTAATAGACTCCTCAATAAATTCCTATATCGGACACGTTGAAAATAATTTTAAGCGGCATATTGCATGGTGGTCAGACTTGACAGTAAGCGAATTGTTACGTATGATAGCTACTTATTTAGAACGTCCAGTAGATACCAGATACCGGCATCCTAAATGGTTAGCTAAAGCACAAACTGAATTTAACAAGCTAAAAGAATCACAAAAAGATAAAGTTCTTCTTGCAATGACACAAGATTCATGTAATAATACAGATGTAGTTAGCAGTTTGAAACCAGCAGATAAGCAGGGGGATAAACCGGGAGCTAAACCAGCAGCAAAACGAAAAGCCTTATTCAAGAAATTATTAGCTTCACGAAAGTACAGTAGAGATTATGTGTATGATTTAATTGAAAGGAGCGTAAATGAAAACTAAGAAACTGCTAAAGCTAATCAACCGAGTAAAACGAGAAGCTGGTACCAATTCTGGTAAATTTTGGTTAGATCGTATTGCTAGTGAAATTACATGCGTGTCTGATTATTCCGGACGTCTCGCTAAGAAGGAATTCTACAAAACCCTAGAACGACATTTAGATAGTGATTTCTACCTAAATCAAGTAGTTTATCAAGACGTATGTATTTCTGTAGCTAAACTTATTGTTGAAATTACTAAACTATAAACTAAGGAGAATACTATGAAACCTGAACTAAAGAATCTGTTACTGACAGCTAATCTGCAAGAGCAAGATAAAGTGCTAGAAGCAATCGTTAATAACTGGAAGGGTAATGCTTGGTTAGTGCAAGGTAGTCATGGTGCAGTAAAGAATACAACTTATGCTTTACTACAGAATCCTAATTATAGTACCAACCGTAAGCTATTAGGTGTATTAAAGAGTAATAATAATCTGCTATATCCTTTCATGCTTAATAAAAAGGATAAAGATGTAGTTGTACTAGAGAAGTTTTAATATCACTAAAGGAGAAATTATGAAAGCTATTTATAAGAATCACAAGGGTAATCCTGCTAATCAACCGTTCAATGTTTCTGCACGTAAGAATCTAACTAAGAAGAATGCTTGGTGGCAGGTCGGTAAGAGTAATAAAGCTAAGAAGGGTAATTGATATGATTAATTCAAAAGATATTCAAGTAATTGGTTATGTAGTACGACATTTTAATGACTGTTTCACGGTAGCACGTAGTAGTTCCATGCCGCAACTTTACTCAAGTTATGCTAAAGCTAAACAAGCGCATGAGCGTAGTTATCGAAAAGAAGGTGTTGATTATGTTATCCATAAGGTCACATTTACAGTTGCTGAATGTAATATTGTAAAAGAACAACTAGGAGACTAACTTGAAATATACATTAGAACAACAGCAAGATATTTTACGATTACATTCTGAAGGTAGATCAAGCCGTAAGATTTCTAAAGCTACAGGTTTATCAAAGAGTGGTATTAATTACTTTTTAGCTCGAAACCACTCACAATGTACTACAGCACCAGAACTAACTAAACCTAAGATTCTTCTGCTCGATTTAGAGTCAGCACCATCTATTGTTGCAGCGTTCGGTAGGTTCAAGCAGAATATCAGCCAAGATGCTGTGATTAATGAAGGTGGTTGGTTGCTGACTGGTTGTGCTAAGTGGCTAGGCGAATCTGATGTAATCCGAATGAAGAGCAAACCGTCTGATTATTATGCTAATTCAGATTATTATTTAGTAGCAGAAGTATATAAGTTAATTGAACAGAGTGATTTGGTAATTGCTCATAATGCTGATAACTTTGATATTCCGTTACTAAAGGCTCGTATGTTAGTTAATGGCTATCCAGCTATGAAGAAAGTACGGACTATTGATACACTAAAGATTGCTCGACAATTACGATTCAATAGTAATAAGTTAGATAGTCTATGTAGCCAGTTAGAGATAGGTCGTAAGTTGGATCACAGTGGTATTGATTTATGGTTACGTTGTATGAACGGTGATATGGAAGCTGTTGATAAAATGCTTGAATATAATGCTCAAGATGTGCTACTATTAGAACAGCTTTATTTTGAGATTAGAGCTTATGATACAAAGCATCCTAACTTATCCGTATATTACAACGATGATAAACTACATTGTAATGTTTGTGGTGGAACTAATCTTGTAAAAACAGAGAATTCAGTATATACTAACCTATCTGCTTTTGATGAATACATTTGTGAGGACTGTTCTGCTCGATTACGTAACCGTACAAATAAGTTATCAAAAGATAAACGTAAATCTTTACTTTCTACATAAGGAGAATATATGAATCCACTGAATACTGATTATAACTATGACAAGTCTTACGGTTTATTCGTTGAATCTGATAAAGTAACCACTGTTAAACCGCAGTACGTATCTCGTTACTGGCTAAACGAACTATATGAAGATTCTTGCGAATTTAACGAGATTGCAGGTAACGATAAGAAACTACAACTGGCAGATTTTAAGCTACAAGCTGATTTAATCGTAGAAGAAACTTATGAATTAATCGACGGATTAGCTAACGATTCTGCTGTAGAAGTTCTAGATGCAGCGGTAGATATTGCTGTTGTTCTATCTGGCTTACTACAAAAGCTAGAAGCATTAGGTTTTAATGTATCAACAGCTATGCGAGATACTGCACAGAATAATCTTAGTAAATATCCGTATGTTAGTAATTACGAAGAGGATGAAACATTACTGCTTAATACTGCCAGTAAATACGCAGAAAAAGGTATTAGTGTAGTACGTAATGTGCAAGATAACCGGCAAGTATTCCGTAATGAAAGTACAGGGAAGATTCTAAAGCCAGCTAATTACGTAGATAATGATCTGAGTGAATACTGCCCTGCTGAAACGCTTAGTGAAGCTGAACGTAATACTGCAAGTAATACTGCTGTTAAATACTGCTGTTAAATACTGTTAAATAAAGGAAACTCTACTGGTTAATCCGGTAGGGTTTTATTCTTAGGAGAACTTATGATTACAAATAATTTTGGTACGCATTATCAAAAAGGTGATTTAGTGTTTGTTAGTTTTGCATTAGGAGAAATTCCAAAGCTATGCAAAGTAGAAGAACAATTAAATAATGATCCAGATTTAATTAAAGTTGTTGCATTAGATTATAATGAAAATGAAGAACAAGAAATACTTAGTGTCCGTAGAGAACGCGTTAAACCAGCTTTTGTAGGAGACATTAAACCATTCCAGCTTAATATTCCACATAATGTGTTATATCCTACAGCTAACACAGCCGTAAATCCAGCAGTAAAACCTAACGATTTAGGAAAGCATTACCGCTACAGTTATAAAGGTATTAAACTCGACCCATATCGTATTCTAAGTGTGTATAATGTAACTTGTCCTGCTATGCAACATGCTATTAAGAAGTTATTGCGTGCGGGTAATAGCATCAAGGATTTACAACAAGATATTTCTGAGGTTATTCTTACGTTAGAACGCAAACTAGAAATGATAGAAGAGGATGAAAGTGATAACTAATTTAGATTATAATGTGGATTGGAGTAAATATTTTTATTATGATGAATTATCTAGAAGTTGTCTAAAATATAAAAATAGTAACGGTTATAAAGGAACTGCCGGTGTTATTGCCAATGCAGATGCTGGTAGTATTGTAGGTGGAAACTCTTCTAAAAACTATTGGAGAGTAAGATTCAATAATAAAACATACTCAGTGCATAGAATTATATGGGTTTTAAAGTTTGGGTATCTTTCTCCAGATTTAACTTTAAATCATATAGATTGTGATAGTTTAAATAATAAAATTTCCAATTTAGAAGTTTGTTCAAATATAGAAAACTGTCGTAGGCAAAAGAAACATCTTAATATTGAACTACTTCCAACAAATTCGTCAGGTTATAATGGAATTCATTATCAAACAAACAAAGATGGGACTGTTTTAGTAGTAGTTCAATGGGTCGATAGTACAGGAAAACGAAGGAAAAAGGCATTTTCAACCAAAAGATTAGGATCAGATTCATTACGAATTGCTTTGTTGTTTCAGAAAGATATGATTGAAAAAGCAAATAATGAGGGTGCTAAGTATAATACTAACTATTTAATTAAGGAGTAATATGTTCAAATTTATTGATGCTAAAGTAATCGCTGTAACACAACCAGTTGTCGATTACATCCCAGATGCTGAAGGAATTATTGCATATGCAGCACGTGTTAGTTCGCCGCAGAATCAAAACAGTTTTGATACAGCAGCTAAACTATTAAAGTATTGCGTAAAGCATAAACATTTCTCTGTATTTGAAACAACTAATTTAGTTATGGAAGTAAATGCTCCACGTGATATTGCACGACAGTTATTACGTCACCGCAGTTTTACATTTCAAGAATTTAGTCAACGGTATGCTGAAGCACAAAACTTTTGTTATCGGGACGCACGTATGCAGGATAATAAAAACCGTCAGAATAGTATTCTATTGAACTTAGAAAATAAAGATGACGCTAAACTACAAGAAGAATGGATTGATCGACAAAAACATGTACTTAGTGTTGTACAAGAAAATTATAATTGGGCTTTAGAAAAAGGTATTGCTAAAGAAGTAGCGCGTGTGGTTTTACCTGAAGGTAATACAATGTCTAAGTTATATGTTAATGGTACAGTGCGATCTTGGCTACATTATTGTGAACTGCGGGATGGTAATGGAACGCAATTGGAACACATCGACCTTGCTCAAAAATCTAAGGTTGAGATTCTTAAATATTTTCCGTTCCTAGAAGAAGTGTGGGACAAGTAAATATTACTTTTAAAATTAAGGGTTGTAGTGTATAATACTCGACCCTGTTAATAAGGAGAAAACACATGAGTATTGCTGTATTGTTTGTATCTGAATCAGAACTAGCGTTAGTTGCACCTAACTATAATACTAACTGGATTGAAACTAATAAAGATGAACTATTTAAACATTTGTATGATCTAGGTGTAGATATTACATCTGATATTGATTTCCAAGAAGTAACTCAGCATCGTAACCGTTTAAATCAAGTAGTAACTTGCCGTAGGTTTGCTGGTTTTGAACGCTTAGATAAGGAATGGATTAACTCTGGTTATGCTAGTCGTGAAGCTAAGATTGCAGCCAGTGGAAGTAAAATGCTTGGTGCTATTCGTGATAGTGCTGTACGTGAATACAGGAATGATACAACACCTGTAGGTATTACTACTGAGGGAGGCACAGATGAATAATATTTACGGAAGAGACTTACCTAAATGCTTACAAGAAGAATCAGCTTATATTTTTGAATATCCAGTAGCATCTGAATTTGCTGATAAACAGAATGCTATCTTTTGGTTAGCCGATGAAATCAACATGGAAAAGGATGTACAAAGTATTCTTGTTGATTTAACTCCTGCTGAACGGCACGGTGTTCTTACTGTACTAAAGCTATTTACTAAGTATGAATTATATGTTGGTGAAGATTATTGGCAAGGTATTGTAGCAAAGAACTTTAAACGCCCGGAATTTCAACGTATGGCTAGTTGTTTTGCTTTCTTTGAGAGTAACGTACATGCTAGCTTCTACAATAAGATTAATGAGTTCTTACACTTAAATACAAAAGAATTCTATGATAGTTATGTTGATGTTCCTGTACTGAAAGAACGTGTAGAATTCCTTAACGCATTAGCTACTGATGAATCTAACTTACTACAACAAATTGCTATCTTTAGTGTTATTGAAGGTGCTGTGCTGTATAGTAGCTTTGGTTATCTTAAACATTTCCAAGCTAACGGTAAGAATAAGATGAAGAATTTAGTAGCAGGTGTAGCCTTCTCTGAACGTGATGAATCGTATCATTCTCAAGCTGGTGCTTGGTTATTCCGTACATTACTTTCTGAATTGAAGCTAAATACTGAAGAACAACTAGCATTATATGATACAATTTATGCTGCTTGTGAAAAGGTACGACAACACGAACATAAGATTGTAGATATGATTTTTGAAGAAGGTAAGATTGAAGGTATTACATCACATCAGTTAAAAGTATTTGTTGATAGCCGAATTGATGTATGCTTAGAACAACTAGGATTAACTACAGTTTATAATGTAACAAACAACCCTATTGCTGATTGGTTTTATCTAGGTACATCTCAAGCTAGAATCCATGATTTCTTTTCTGGTTTAGGTAACCAATATCATAGAAATTGGGTTGAAGAAAACTTTAATTGGTAAGTAAATATACGAAAGGAATTATATGAGCAGAGATTCTTTATCAGCAGAACGTAAACGATTACAAGAAGAAGGCTTACTACCTGAATGGTTCACAACAGATGGTTATTCTCTGTTTAAACAGAAGTACGCTGTTGAAGGCGAGCAGTCGTTCTTTGGTCGGGCTAAAACTATCGCTAAAACAGCAGCTAGTTACATGCCTGAAGCGGATCAGAAAGAATGGGAAGATAAGTTCTTCAATTTAATCTGGAAGGGTTGGTTAAGCTGTAGTACCCCTGTGCTTAGTAATACAGGTACAGATCGTGGGATGTCTGTTAGTTGTAGTGGTCAATATGTTGGCGATAGTGTAGATCAGTTTTATAGTAACTTACATGAATCTGCTGTACTATCAAAGAATGGTTTTGGTACTAGTGCTTATCTCGGTGATATTCGACCAAGAGGCTCTGATATTTCTGTCGGAGGAAAATCTAGTGGTATTCTTCCTGTGCTTCAAGACTTTGTTACAATGTCAAATAAAGTATCACAAGGTTCTCAACGTAGAGGAGCTTTTGCTGGTTATATTGATATTGACCATGCTGACTTTGATGAAATTGCTGATTATGCTAAGAATCATCCTGACGATTTAAATATTGGTTGGGTATGGAAAGATAGCGATACAGCTAAAGCGCAAGCTGGTGATGTTGAGACTACCCGTAGGTTTAAGAAAGCGTTAAAGCTAAAGATGCTAACAGGTAAAGGATATTTCTTTTTTAAAGATAAAGTTAATCGTTTAAATCCTGCTAGTTATGTTAATAATAATCTAGAGGTTAAATCTTCAAATTTGTGTGTAGCCCCAGAAACAGAAGTACTAACTGATAAAGGATACCGTAAGATTTCTGATATGGAGAATCAGCTAGTTAATGTATGGAATGGTAAAGAATTCTCTGAAACAACAATCCGTAAAACTGGTGTTAATCAGAAGTTAATTACAGTATGTACTGATTCTGGTATGGATTTAACATGCACACCCTATCATAAGTTTTATGTTAAGGATACAAAGAAGGGCAAGGTTATCGAAAAACAAGCTATTGAACTATGTGAAGGTGATAAATTAATCAAGTGTGACTTTCCAGTTATTGAAGGTACTAATGTTTTAGAATATGCTCACGCCAGTGCGGTATGGATGATCCGACCCTGTTTCTTTGTACCAGATAGTTCATATACTATTGAATCAAGAATGCAATGGTTGAGTGGTTTGTTTGATGTTGCTGGCTATGTTACTACCAACAATAAAAAACAAAGTCTAGAACTGCATATGACTGATCTTGAATTTTTACAGAAACTACAGAAGATGTTACATACTTGTGGTGTTAGTTCAAAGGTAACTTGTCAGGCGGATAACGGATGTCTCATGTTATTTTGGAGAATTATTATTTCTCAAACTGGTATCAATACATTGCAATCACTTGGATTTAAGACGCACCGTTTAGCTTTGAGCAACCATATCCAGAATAGAAACTATGTCCAATATGTAAAAGTAACAGATGTTATTGACGAAGGCAGGTATGATGATACTTATTGTTTCAATGAACCTAAGCGTAACAAAGGTGTATTCAATGGTTTATTAACAGGTCAGTGCATCGAAATTAACTTATTCCAAGATGAACAGCATACATATTCTTGTGTATTAAGCAGCATGAATATCGCTCGTTACAACGAATGGAAGGACACTTCTGCTGTATTTGATGCTACTGTATTCTTGGATTGTATTGCTGAAGATTTCATCCGTAAAGCTGACGGTATTCCTGCTTTTGAAAAGATTGTTCGATTCACAAAGAAAGGTAGAGCGTTAGGTTTAGGTGCATGTGGTTTTCATACGTATTTACAAGATAATATGATTGCTTTTGAATCGCTAGAAGCTCAATTCTTTAACAGTAAGTTATTCAAGGATATTAAGGAAGCTGCCGTACAAGCAAGTAAATATCTAGCTAGTATCTTTGGTGAGCCTGAATGGTGTAAAGGTTTAGGTGTCCGTAATACACACTTACTCGCTATTGCTCCAACAATGAGTACATCACTTATACAGCAAGGTATCTCACAAGGTATTGAACCTGTAATTGGTAACGTATTTATTCAATCTGGTGCTGGCGGTGAAATTGAACGGGTAACACCTAGTTTCTTAAAGCTGATGAAAGCACGAGGTAAGTACAGCAGAAAGCTGATGAAACACATTGCTGATAACTATGGTTCAGTGCAGGATCAAGATTGGCTTACAGACGAAGAGAAACTTGTATTCCGTACAGCCTTCGAGATTAACCAAAGTGTCATCCTGCGTTTAGCTGCACAACGTCAGAAGTACGTATGTCAAGGTCAGAGTTTAAATCTGTTCTTTAGTGCTGATGAAAAAGAAGAAGTAATTGCAGCAATTCATAAGGAAGCAATACTTGACGAAAATATCAAAGGGTTATATTATGTACGAACCCAGAGTGGTGTTAAATCAAATAACACTGAATGTTTAGCTTGTCAATAACGCAATAATGCAATAACGCAATAACATAATTAGGAGGTGATATGAGTGTAGATGTAGATTCAAAGCTAATCGTAGGTTTTAAGTACGAACTATTCTGTGATTTAGCTGAAAGTGTAGATTTAGATGTTGATGAACTACTCGATAATGGAGAATTAGATTATGCTTCTCCTTGGTATGATTCAACTAAGACTAACTGGATTGTTGGACTTGAAGTTAGTTCTTATGGTGTAACTTCTGACGAATTAACTTTAAGTATTGATGAAGCTGTACAAGATGTAAAAGAACTACTGAAGCTACAATCTACCGAACCACTCGTATATTGTACTCCGCATGTTACTTAAATTATGAACGAAAAGAAACCTCCTTCCTGTTACGGTTGGAGGTTTTCTTATATTTAAAATTTGATATATACAGTCTTACCGTTCTCTTTTATTGCACGTAACGATTCATTCTTATTTTCTGATGTGCAATAACTTACATGAACCCATCCGGAGTTTCCAGAATTACCAGAGCTACCAGACGTATAAAACTCCAGTATGAGTTGTTTATACGTTAGATTCTCTTTGATCCAATTAAATAGTTCAAGATTATCTATACCTGCTATTTTAATATCAGCAGCTTTACCTTCGCAATGGTCTGACGTAGAGCTACCGCCAATGCGTTTGTTTAGTTCCTTGCACCTGTACCCACTACTAACGATTACAGGCTTACTGAAGTGCATTCTGATAGGTTCTAGGACGAAATTACATAGCTTAGTTAGATTGCCGATTTGATCCTGATTAGGTGAGTTATCAATACTGTACTTAACAGCGTCGGAACTAGCTATCATTTCATATAATGTAAAATGATCTGATAATTGTTTATTCTGTTGCATTAGCAGTTTCCTTGTTGGTTTCCTTTGTAAATTGTTTATAATCTAATAAGTAATCAGGATAATCTTCTGCTTGTAATATTAGAGTACCGAAATTCCATAACTTACGAAAAGGATTACGGCAATTAGTATTATAGCTTTTATTTAAGTAATTACCTTGATCGTAAAATGCTATATTCTGTAGAAAAGTACTTTCGTAAAAATATGCAGTATATTTATGTTCAAATGCACGTATCTCTATTATTTCAAACGAAAATAAACCATCAGTAAGTACTAGTTGCTGAACCGATTTAGATGATGTACAATAACCAGACTGAACTAATAATTCTGCTGGATTACAGTCTTTAGCATATCTACATCCTGCATAGCACTTGCCTGATGGTTTATGTTTTATGATATAAAAATACGACAAATATTCTTTATCGTATATTACGAACATTTACTTATCGTCTTTACTCTTTAGTAATAACTCAGTTTTTTGTTGGGATGTTTTGCTGCTACCAAAGAAGAAATTAATCAGTGTAGCAATAACAGAACCTAGCAAGAAACCTAAGATCGTATCTGAGAATCTAACATTAGTTAAAGGAATGTTAATAAATGTAATACAAAAGATATAAATAGTAGTAATGATTGACCAGAATGATGCAAGATAATAAGTAAAGCGTTTAGAGAATACATCATCTTGTTGTAGTGCTTGCATTTGCATAGCTCTAGCATTAGCTGTATTCTCATTATCTTGCTGCATAACAAATTCTTCATGTTTAGTAGCTGCTGCTTGAATTTCAGCAAGCTTTTCTGCTGACATATCTGGTTCTAACTTTACACCTAACTTATCTTGCACATAATCTACACCTTTATCAGCTACAGCTTGTGCAATCTTAGGTAGGTTATTCTGAATTAAACTACTAATAATACCTGCTATAATAGGTAACATATTCTATCCTTATGGTTTATCAGGCCATACTACATTAAATGGAAATCCTGATTGAGTTGTAATATCACGTAGTGCTTGTCTATACGTTTTATATAGCAATTTAGTAGCCTCTGGAATATCGTCGAGCTGTGACCAATCTGTTTCTGCTATTTTAGCGTTACGAAGAGCGCGTACTTCATTTTGCATTTCTTCTTCTGCTGTATCTGCAAATACAAACTTAGAATCAACATACCTCATTTTAAAAGGATGTTCTAACTCAATCGGATGTTCTACTATATCAAAACCAAGAGGATTTACCGGATCATCAGTAAGTACCTGACCTTGACATTTGCTATCTTTATCAATGAAATATTTATACATGATTAGTCCTTAACTCTTAGCTAGCTTATAAATGGCGGTAAATGTGTTTCCACCGCACGAAATCTTATCTCCAAGGTTGAATAAACCTGAATATGGCTGTAGATTCAGACCTGTAGTAATCCACAAAATAGCCCCCGCTCCGCTAGAAGGACATATCATCAAATATATTCCAGTACCCCAATTAGCAAGCGCATCGATTGCCGTTGTCTGGTTTCCTGTCCATTTCTGCTCCCAATAGAATCCGCTACCAGCAGAAGGTACGCTAGGTTTATTCAGAAGGTTGTTCCAGTCACGAATATCGTCCCGGTGCCAACCATCTACGGTGTCGGCATTGCTCGACTCAGCCACGTAACACCCAGCATGAACAGAGCCGTCAGGGTTTCGACCTTCTAGTTTCCACGTTGATCCAGTCCATACATTCGTGACGAAGTAGCCAGAGTCATCGTCATAGCGGTACAGCCGGGTAGTTCCGGGGCGATTATCTGACTGCCTTGCGTAAGAGTTGTTGGTATCGACTACCAAAGCCTCCGGGATGCCGCCGCCTGCCCCCTTGTAACAGTACAAATTTCCACCATACCACCTGAACATCCAACCAGCGGAAGGTCTGAGGAAACCAACTTCGTTGTTTCTGACCATCAAACAGTTATCGCTATTGAAGTTGATGCCACCCCATCCGTTGTAAGTACCGTCCACACGTAGCGAACCGTAACCATTAGCATTGTGATATGCGTTATTAGCATATGCAATAACACTGCCTGAATAGTCATCAATGAGGCTATCTGATTTGCTAGCTCTATTAACTAGCACTGATCCCGGAGCACTCGCATCAACATTCCACTTTCCAAGATGAACGTAACTAGCTTGATTACAAGTCCAAGTCCATGAACTACCGTACAAATTCTGATCCGTAACAATCTTAGCCCACCCTGACCAAGCTCCCGTATCATTGTCACGCTTAGACCGGATGTAGTTATCTGCGTGAGCGCCATCCGTACCAGACCAGCCGATTAGGAGTTGACCAGCACCTACCCCATACAGGTGGATCAAATTCCCGTATGTAGTCGGGTAGCCATTGTTATACACGTTGTAGTGATGAAGGCCGCCAGTCCCGCGAGTATTTCCCGGTGCGCTTGCTGCATAGTCTCCGTTTGGAGTTAAACCCAAAGCATACAAATTATAATTTCCACCGTCAGCATAAGCTAATGCTGGCTTACCTGTAACATTACCCCAAGCCACAGCATTAGCTGTACTAGCTGTTGTAGCTAGTGTAGCGGTAGCGGCATTCCCTGTAATGTCAATAGCGTAAGAACTAGAACGATTTACCCAAGTAGTACCGTTCCATTTTTCCCAACGTGAAGCTGCCGTATTAAATCGTACTGTATTTACAGCTAGGTTAGATGGTGATGTAACACTTGGATCAAAATCCAAAGCCATATCGTCTAATCTAGCATCTAACTCAGCAATTAAATTAGCATAAGTGCTAGTAATTGTAGGTTTATTATGATCTGCCATATTTATCTTTCTATATAAAATAAAGGGATATTTCTACCCCTTTACTATTCATGCATAGTTGTGTTAATATCCACGTACTACCCAAGAAGCTGTACCAGATACTCTAGTTCCACTTGAATTAAACAGATAGATTCTTGCACCTTGTTGGTAAATATTACAAGAACCTGATGTATTACCTTCTGCTATGTTTGCAGTAAAGCTATTAGTACTAGCGGACACTACAGTGAGTATAGCAGTATTAATAGTAGTGCCTGTTGTAAACATTACACGTACCTTTTGTCCTGCTATTAACCCGTGATTATTTATACTAAAGGTAGCAACACCCGACACAATCGAGTATGTAGCTGCTAAAATAGTATCTTTATAGTCATACACTGTAGTAATCGCTGTTGTTCCAGAGGCAGTAGCCGTAATACTTGTTACATCAATAAACTCCTTACTGAAGTTAAAGATGGTTCCTGCACTATCTGATGATAAGCAATCGACCGATCCTGAATCTGTAATTTGTTTAGCATCTGCTCTACATACGATACCACTAATCTGATATAGGCTAGTATCACTACCTGTTACCATAATCTTAACTCGAACATACCGAACTGAACTAGCAAAAACACTTGTTGCGTTTTCATGAAGTGTCCATGTAGAATTATTGCTACTGGTTTCCATCTGAACATTTAGATCAGGAGTACCGCTAACAACATCAGCGTTAATACTTACTGTAATCATAGAGCTAGCTAGAACTGAACCAAAATCAAACGTTTCAGTATAACTAGCCGTTAAAGCAGCAGGTTGAATAAAGATTGGATAACCAGCTTGTACTTGACTATTTGGTGAAGTCCATCCTCTAGTATTAAAATGCTGTTCGTATGTTTCAGTTGTATTAATTGGAAGTACTAATCCTAAAACACCATTACTACCTGTTTCAACCTTAGCATTAACTAAAGTACCAGTGAAAGTACTAGATAAGCTACCGTGGAATATAAAATCAGGAGGTTGTGATACTTCTGTAGTAATACTTACTGCTGAACTTTCATAGCCATCGGTATCAACAGAAGCTAACCAGTATTTATATGTTCCACCTTGTAGTTCTGATATAGTAGTGAAACCACCAGATTTAGGGCCAATTTCCGTAGCTGTGTTCCAATCGGTTCCTTGTTTAATCAGCACATGGCTAACTGGTAAAGTAGTACGTTCAGCATTATTCCAATATAACATAACATTATTGTCAATAACCTGCACTCTAACATTAGTAGGAGGGTTTGGTACTAACTTAACAACATGCTTAGAATAACCTGAAGATTTATTACCAAGAATATCTACAGTTTTAATTGTAAATACTCTATCACCAATCCAATCTGCTGGAATAGTAATATTGTTAGCATTGATAAACTTTACTTCACTATCGTAACTTAACTCAAAACCTGCAATATCAAACTGCTTAGATGGAATAGCCCAATCTAAAATAACTGAAGCATTTGTATTACTACTATCATTGAAAGTAGCAATTATATCACTGATATTAGAAATTGTAAAGTAATTAAAAGAACATGATTTAGCTGCACTATATAAACCATTATCTGAAATAGACCGTACATAAAACGTATAAGTTCCCGGTACATTTGGTGCATAATTTACAGAATTACCGTTTCCTTTATAGATTAAATTGCTGTCAGAAATACCCCAATTAGAATCTGATAATCTAACCTCAAAGTTAGAAACATCATTAGAATAAGCAGCTTGGTAACTTAGCTTAATACTCCCTGCTTCTGCTACAGCTACAAACTCTATTGGTGCAGCAGGTGGTCTAGTTCTACCTGATACAGTAGCCCATTGTTCGTTACACCAGTTACCACTTCTCCCTGCTTTATCTACATATCTTGCACGTAAGGTATAGCTATCTCCAATTTTAACATTAGGAATAATGTAAGAACCTTTAGATAATGGTATCAATGCAGAGCTTAACCAATCTTCTGTGTTATCACCTACCCAATCCCACTGTAGTTCAATATCAGTAACATCCTCTGGTAAGCTAGCAGGATTTCTGAATTGCACAGCTATACCTTGAACGAACTTACCTGCTGTTGTTTCATACATGGCACTGTCATCAGAGGTTATGCTGCTAATTACAGGTACAGCAGAAATAGCTTTACGTAATAATCCCATCGGTAAGCTGATCTTGCTGTTAAAAGCTGGAATTGCTAAACCGGCATCAATAGTGTAAATATCAGGTGAATAATCCACTAATGATAGTTTAGCTGTCATATTAGCAGCAGGTTCTACTTTGAGTACAATTAAATCATTTGTTTCTTGATCTACTAAACCAAACATAAATAAATCATCTGGATTAGCTGTATCAGCATCTACCGCTGAATTTAGTTTAATTGTATTTGTTGTAGTATCTGCATTGATAATATCTAGTGTTTTTACTACGCTTTCACCTTTAGCATTTCTAAATCGGATGCAATAAGTATATCCTTGCTTTAAATCTACATCTTCAGTAAGAACAATATTTACACTATCTATTTTCTGCTTTACTCTTCCTGATGCTAAACCCCACATTGTAACATCATGTTGTACTTTAACTAAATCACCTCTATTACAAACAAGGTGTTCGATATCAGCATTTAATGTGTATATTTCTGGTCTTAGCTTAATTTGTGCTAAATGGAATCTAGCTTGCTTATATACAGTAGCAGGATTAGTAACACCGGGAAGAACTAAACCTTCAAGCAATGTAGCGTTTGATTCATTATAGCCATCATCATAAACTACACGTTCATCTTGTTGATAATCCTTTTCTTCATTTTGGAATTGAACTCTGAAACCATGTGGAATTTTAGGTAATATTTTGCTACCTTCAAAACCCCAAGAATTGTGCGGAGTAAAATGCTGTGATACATAATCTCTAGGTTTATCAATTAGAACCGTATGCTTACCGTCTATTCTAGCTTGGCTGGCTCTACCGGCTGCTGCAATATCCTTTAATACTTCATTTAATGATTGTACTTGTTGAATTACATTATTATAAGCAAAACCTTGAGTAGTACAATATTCATGCCATTGTTGAATTGTTACTAAATCAATCTTAGAATCTGGTAAAGCTGTAGCATTGGCTGGATGTTGTAATACATAACGATATAAGCTAGCTGGATTATTAGTAACTCGTTCAATCCATGTCTGAGTATTCTTATCCCAATCTAAACAGATAGTGCTAACTTCAGCATTAAAACCTTCTACGTTACCATTAAACTGATTAGTACCTTTAGCTCTAACGGCAGACATACATAACGGTTTAGGGAATGTAATAGGCTTACGATTAGAGAATCCTGTAATAGCTGTAAAACTAACATTCATGCTATCATAAGAATCATGTGTAATTCTAGTTAGTTTCTTAACACGTACATCATAATACCCTGAATCTACATCAAAGATTACGCTCTGAGCGAATGGTGATAACATCTTTTTTGTTAAGCTCGCTGTTTTGGTTTGTGACCATATACCACTTGATGTAAGTTTTACTTGTACTTGTACTTCTAATGTATTCTCACTCTTAGCTCCTGTTGTAGCATCAGTCTTATATAGACCGTTTGGATATTCGAGTGTTACCTTAACTTGCGTTACTTCTTCACCTAAGCTACGTTGTTGCCATACTACACCTTGCAGATACCAATCATTCGCTACAACTGTGCCTGTATCCGCGAGTAAAGTGCCATCAGAGCCTGCATTACTAAATCTGAAGGTATAATCATCAACAATAGCTGTAATCGTTCCTACGGCTGTTTCGTTGTCTTTAGCACTACCTAAAATAACTTCTGTACCTACTGTGTAACTATGTGCATTTCTAGTTACTACTGTTACGACATTACTAGCTCTAACTGCTGATCTTACTCTGCAATTGACTTGATCTAAACTAACGCCAACTGTTAATTGTTCTACGTCTTGTGCAGCTAATTCATTAAATCTTGTCTTATCGTCTGATGCGTAACCTGTTAGAGTATTGATTTCAATCTCAGTAAAATTACTTACTGCTGTATCACCAATTTTAATAGTTGAAGCATCAACATGAAGCGGACCATACCCCCAACATAATACAGTACGTAAATAACTTACAGTACCGTCTGCTTCGTAATATGGTTGCATAGCTGAAGGTGGAGTAAATCTGCACTTACCTAATACAACAGGAATAGCACCGTAAGGATTAGCTTTATTACTGCCGCCTCTTACTGTAAAGGTACTAGCCCCTGTTTCAGTATCATAATTAGGGGTATCTTTAGATGGAAGTCTAGTCGGAAAGATAGCGTTAAGAAGCATACTACCAACCATGCTGATAGCAAAGCTAGTAACCATACCTGTAAAGGTACTAGCAAATGTACCTGCTGTTGCTGCACCCCATCCTGCTGCATCAAACATAGCGTTCGCCATATAAGGGGCGTAGAACATAATAGCTACAGTAGCAACAAGTTTTAGTGGGTTTAATCCACCGCCAGCTACAACAGCCCGGTATTCTACTCTTGATCCAACATTAGGAACAATATCCCATTTATCTTTTGGGATGATATAACCATCAACTAAAATTACAGCTTCAGCACCTAGCTCTTCTCTTACATTACCTTCTTTACGGATAGCTTCTGCAATCTGATGTAATGTCATACCCGGTACAAACTGTAAGTTAATAGCTTGTGTTTTTAGCGGGTGAGCAATTGCACGCACATCTGTAGCTGCGTTCGTATCGTACCTGTAAAATCCTTGAATTCTACGTTTCCATTTGTGATTAGATAACGATTCAATACAAACATTAGTACCGTTATAAGCGTGTAGGAATCTTCCGGGTTGAATAACAATACCTACGTGAATTGCTTGACCAGCTACACGGAATAATACTACATCCCCCGCTTTTTCACTTTGAACTTCTAGCCAGTTTTCTTTTTGTTGTGCTATAGTTTCAATCTTTTGTTCTGTTTCAGATACTTCAGTAAAGCTAGGTAAATCATTATTAAATACTTCTTTATGAATTAAACGTACAATACCCCAACAGTCAGCACCATCTTTAGTTCTACCATTATTTACGTAAGGAATACCAACGTAATCATCCCACCAATTTTCTTTTAACATATCATTCCTTTTATACTTTAAAACATAGCTTGAAAATATCCCGGTGTAAATGTTCCACTAGGGAATGGTTCATTTTCATAAGATTGTACTGTTAGGTTAGCACTGATAGTCGTATCAGAATAAGTAATATTACCTAGTAAGAAATCACCTAAGGATATTTCTACAATATCTGGTTCTGATTGTAAGACCAAATCAATACTACAAGTAGGTGCTGTAGTTAGCTTTCTAATTTCTGGTAATAGTCGCCTAGTTACATCGTGGATTACTATACTACAATTTAAGCTAGCATCTTCTTCAGTAGGTAATATTAATTCAAAAGGTAAGAAAGCATATTCTAAACCAGCAGATACTACACCATATACAATTTCATCATCCGTTTCAGATAAACGCTGTGTATATCCGTCTGATATTCTAATTGGTGTTACTATATTACTACCGGAAAGTGTAAGTAAGATTAATAGCGTATCATCTGAATCAGAACTGAATAATGCTTTTAATGCTTCCGGCGATAAATTATTTAATCTACTCATGTTATTTCCTTATGGTAATACTTCTAACGTAAGATTTACGTTCCACAGATCATTAGTAACTCTTGATAAATCATATAGCTTACCGCCGTCTGATGGAACAATACGTACTTCAATTTGTTGTAGTGTTCTTGGATGTGTAATCTGAAAACGCTTTACACCATAAATTGTATTTTCAACAAAATTAGCTAAAGATACAACTTGTGACGAAGTCATTTCATATTGTACCTGCATATTACTAGGTCGCTTACCTCTGCGTCTTTGTTTAGCAGGGCCAGCATCCATTGGAGTACGCAGAATAAGCACACCGTTATCTTCTGTGTAATTCTTAGTAGGTAAGACAGGTAGAGAACTAGGCCAAATAATCATATTAATCCTTTATATAAAAGAAGGGACACCGGCTGGCATCCCTTCAGTGTTACGGTGTTACAGTATTACGGTATTGCGGTATTACAGCATTACGGTGTTATCGAGTAACTAAAGCTGGTCTTAAACCGAAGCTAGATTTGGTACTATTATAAATTGAACTTCCGGGTCTGCTTTGTTCTTTAGCAACCATTTCAGAAACGGTAAGTTCAATCTTTCTATTACCTCTGCTATCTACGGTTTCTTTCTGCTCAGTGACTTGTAAATTATTACCTTGATTATTCACAATAACAGATACAGAACCACTAGAAGTACCTCCTGATACAGACACACCTAACTTACCTGAACTATCTCTAGATAACGGCATGATCGCTTCAGGGCCAGCTTCACCCATTATACCAAACTTTCCACCATTAGCAAATTTAAATGGAGTAATACTATTGACTACGCTGTTAGTAAATGCACCACCGTTAGCAAATGCTTGGATACCGGATAAACCAAAAGCATTACCGTTAGCATTCCAAGAAAGTGTAGATGGATCAGCATATCCAGAAGTATTAAGAGTACTATTATAACCACTATTAGATAAAGCAGCAGTGTTACCGTTTAAACTCCCCATGATACCACCAAGGAATCCCATGATGCCGCTAGAGCTATTACCCATGAGACCAACAGCTAGATTCTTAGCTTGGATACGGATTAAATCAGCTATAATGCTATTAGCTAAATCTTTGAATGATAGCTTACCAGTCATAACAAAAGTAGTCATAGCGTCAGCCATGCTATCAGTTAATTTGCTAAATACGTTTTCTGCTACTTTAGCATAATCCTTAGCTGAATCTTTAGCTGAGTTATAAGCCTTTTCCCATCCGGTAGCAAAATCTCTCTCTTGATCGTAATATTTAGCAGCAGCTTCACCAGCTTTAGCTACCAACTCTGGTCTTTTAGCAATTAGGTCATTTACTGTTTGTTCAATCTGATCCGGTGATAGTGTTCTATTATCTCTAGTCCGTTCGATTAATCTTGCAGTATCAGCTTCAGCTTTTACTTTAGCTTCGTAAATAAACTTATCTTTTTCTGATAAAGTATTTAGTTTAGCTTTAGTTTCTAACCTAGTATCTTCTTCTGATGATAACCTTAATTGATCGTGTAATATAGCTGCTTGAATCTTCCGCTGCTCTTCTAGGAGTTTATTAGCTTTATTAGCATCTTCTATTGATTTAGATTCATCAATAGCCATAGCTTTAAAATGCTCTAATCCGGCAGAATATAATTCGCTAGGTTTATTAGCCTTCTCTTTATATTTATCATTCAGTGAAGCATATGCTAATTTACGGTCACTTTCACTAGCACCAGCAGCATTAAGCATTGATTCAAGTTCGGTTCTTTCTGATTTTTCTTTTAATTTCTTATTGTTCTTATTTAACCAATCTTGTAACTTAGCTACAGCAGATGCTTTATCAGATTCAGTTTTAGGTGCTTCTGTTACGGATAATGATCTAGGTGATTTATCTTCTGGTTTATCATTATTAAATAGTCCAGCTATTGCACCAATAGGGCCTCCAGCTACGAAGTCCTTTTGAAACTTAGCTACAGTAAGGATAACACCTTTATATTTTAATAAGAATTCAGATAACTTATCAATAGTTTCTTGTATTGATTCTGTTACTTCTCTCCATAGTTGCTTACCTGCACCTTCATTCTCTTTTAACTTCTTTGCCATATCAACCATAGCATCGTTATATTTAGAGATAAGCAGAGCAGCAGCGTCAGCTTTTTGACCATTATCTACAAAGGCTTGTGCTTGCTTAACTAATTCAGGTGTTAAGAAACCAATCTCTTTGTTAAGATCAAGCATTGCTTCAAGCGGTTTATCACGTAAAGCAGCTATATCTTTAGCAGTTTTATCTACACTTTGACCGCCGTATTTCTCTAGATCAACAGCAGTAATTGTTAGTTCTTTTAATGTTTCATTGCTTAATTTTACATGCTTTGCTAACGTAATGAAAGCATTACCGGATGTAGATAAGCTAGTACCCGTTACTTCAGCTACAGAACTAGCAGCATTTCTAACATCAGCCAGAGTAAGCGTAGTGCTATTACCCATTAGGATAATACTCTTGGCAAACTCTTCGTTACGATCAGCAGCTTTCCAAAGTAATGCAGAGAAAGCAGCAATAGCTACACCAGCAGCTACGAACGGATTAGCTAATAAACCAACTGATGCAAATAAAGCATCCTTTAAACCGGCAGCTAAAGCAATAGCAGCTTCTTTCACACCACCAAACATATCCTTTAACTGACCACCTTGTTGTAACATAACCATCATCGGAGGCTGACCGGCAGCTAATGATGTTACAATATCGGTAATCTGCATTGGTACTTGACGCATAGCAAACGCCATTTCTTTAGCAGATTTAGCGTTCTTTGTTTGATGTTCGTGTTGCTTATCAAGTAGCTTTAATTCTTCTTCCATTAAGGCTTTAGCTCTAGGATCAGAGGCTAAAACGGAAGCTGAATATTTAGATTGAACTTGGTTTCTTCTTAGTTCTAATTGAGCGTTAGCAAAAGCCATACCGGGAGAATAACCAGCATTTACTAACTCTTGCTCTTGAAGTTCAGCAGCATATTGATCTTTTAGTGCATTGACGCGCTTTTCAGCCGCACGTATAATTCGATCATTAGATTTCTGCTCGTTTATTTCTCTTCTTCTGTTAGCAGCTTGCATAGCCAAAACATGAGACTCTACGATAGCTTCTTCTGTAGCAGCTACTTGTTTTTGCTGAGATAAATAAGCATCAGAATTCAGTGCATTAGCTTTTCTGTAAGCATTAACATGAGAATCCATACTTCCTTTAGAACCGTAGCTTACTGTGTTAGAGCCTTTACCTTTTGCTGCATCTTCAGCAGATTGAAAACCTTGTACTTGTCTAGCAGCAGCAAGATACTGAGTTTTTAATCTTTCTACTTCTGCTGAAAAAGCTGGCATAGCTTCAATTTGACTTCGGCTAGAATTACCAGAACTAGCTGCAAACTTACCATATACTTCTTCTTGTATTCTAGAGAACTCGCGTAATTGTTTGCTAGTTAAGGTAATACCTTGTGCTGCTAACTCTGATCTGTTTTGGAACATTTGTAGTTCTTTATTAACAGACGCTATTGCACCAATGCTACTATCAAATGGATCACTGATTAACGGACGTAATTTCTTCATTAAGTCCGTAACAACCGTAATTTGATCGCCAGTTAATTTTAGATTTCTAGCTTGCTTTAAAATAGCAGCTTCGCTTCTACTATAACCATCTACAATATCTTTTAATTTATTATCTAGATCAGTAATAAACTTTAACTGTTTAGCAAGTGCTTTAGCAGATTCTTCTTTAGCCTTAGTGTCTTTGTTTTCAGCATCGGCAGACTCTTTGGCTTGTTTAGTTTTCTTTTCTACTGCGGTATTAACATTGCCAATCTCTGTCTTTAGCTTACGTAGTTCATTTACCGCATCAACAATAGGTTTGGTATCTACATCAAAACGTAACCCTTGCATAATCTTTCCTTTATCAAGTATTTTAATTTAATATCCAGCGTATAACTGAGCATTTTGCTAGCTATTAAAGTAAAATAGGGAAGTACCTTTCGATACCTCCCATATTCTATATTTATTTTTTATTCTTCTTTTCTTCTTGTTTAGCTACAAAGTCTAATAGCCATTCATCTAGTAATAAGATAATCTTTACTTCCCATATTTCTAAATCAATTTGTAATAACTCTTTATATGCTAGTATTTCAGCAAAACTTAAAGGATTCATACCGAAACCACTATTAGTTCTGCGTCTAGATAAATCAGAAAAGATTTCATAACAGTAAATATAAACTGATGGTAGTTCTGGAATGTTATCTAGTTCTGAAGGTTTAACACCAGTTTGCTTCCAGATACTTTCCAAATGATCCCTTAATGTTCTACCATCAGTTTGTCTAGTTGTAAATTCTAAAGTCTTATCAAAGAATAGCTTTAAATCCTCTATATCATAATCAGAGAAAGTTAGCTAGATTTTGACTTGCCTCCACAATTTGATCCCGAATCCAAGCATGTTCTTTTAGTACAGCAGTAGCATTTTCAGGCGTAAAAGCTAGAGGCTTACCGCTAGCACCAATACCTTCCCATGAAATAACACGAATAACAGCAGATTCAACAGCTAGTTCTTCAGCTTCATCAAGGGTTAAATCTTCTACTTCACGACCACGGCGTTTAGCTTGTGCTTCACGTTGCTTATATTCGTTGTACTTACGCTTACTGAAATTACGTACTGTAGCTGATTGCTCACCACGAACTGTAATCTTAGCACCAGTCGGTTCATTAGTTACAGGATGTAATACTTCTAGTTCATAACCTTCTTCAGATTGCTTATTTACATTAGTTGTGTCTAGGTCTAACATGTGTTCTCCTTATGTGTAGTTTATCAAAAGCTATAAGTCAATATAGCCTATCCGTAGTATTATACATCCAGAAATTTAGTTTGTAAAGTAATTTATCAATCGTACCAAATATTACTATCAGACCAAGTATCTAAATCATCCCAATTCCATATACTATTGGAACTTTGCTGGATTATTAAGGTACTATCTTCTATATCACCTGTAGATAAGTACGTAGATTCAACTTCAAAGCTAGTTAGTAAGACAGAACTATCATCTTGATTAACCGCTGTTACTTTAGCATTAGGTAAGCTGAATCTAATAAACTCTGAACTGTTTGTATTATCAACAGCTAAAACTAAAGTAATACTTACATTCTGATTTAGTAAGTTTTCATAAGTCAAATCTTTTAAAGCAGCAGTAAAAGAAGCAGTTGTAGTATATTTATTTACATAGAAATCTGTAATATTATTACTGGCTATATTCTCTGTTGTAGCAATTTCTTTATCACATTGAATTTGAAAATTAGTAACATAAGTGACTGTGTTGTTGATTAATAAAGTAGCATCAATAATATTAACAGGATTATCACTAAATTGTTTAACTGCTGTTAATACCTGAGAAGTACCTTTCTGTTTTAATTTCTGAGCTACAAAATCAGCGGTGAAATCACAAAAATAAGCAGAACTCTTAAAGGATAAATTATTTACAATTAAACCAGAATACAACATTGACACATTCGGTGCATAACTTTCTAATGTAAAACTATCTTTTACGTTATCATGTGTTGGTATGTATGTTCTAGCACCAACTACATCTAATGACCCAACAATACCCGTCTGTGCTGTAAGAGAACCATTGTTTAGCACTCTAACAGTTAGACTTGATACCTGAACACCAGTTACGATCAAATTGGTCTTATTCACCGCTAAAACAGCATTACCGCTCAATCTACAGATACTACCTAATGTTACTCCTGCTGTTGAAGCAAAACCGTATAAAGAGTAAGTAGTATTATTGTTATCAACTATTGTTAGATCAGAAGTAACTAATGATTGAGTTTTACTAAAGCCTCTTCCTGTATATGATCTAATGATTTCAGAGAAGCTGCCGGGAGTAAGCTCAGAATTAACAGATAAAGATATTGACTCTCTACCATTATATATTTTAGTATCTTGTAAGCTAGTTGAGATTACATTACTCGCTGTTTGTTCTATACTACGATTAACATTAAGCGAAGTTCTACGTAAAGTAAATCCGCTAGTATTATCTGAGATATTACCATAAGAATCTTCTCTACGTAATACTAAAATCTTATCAGAATTTTTCATTTCAACTCCTATATAAACAAAAACCCCAACCCCGGCTAAAGGGTCAGGGTTCTTTAATTATCAGTTAGCTTATGCTTGTGAATCTTGAACAGAAATAGTAGTCTTTTCAGAACTAATACCACTACCACCATTTACGTTTAGTAAAGCAGTAAAGTTAAATGTCTGTACAATGCCTTTAGTATCATCAGAAGCTGTAGCTGAATTTACTTTAATTCTTGGTAGAACAAAAGCTACAACATCAGAAGCGGCTGTATTATCGGCGGTTAGAGCAATAGCTAGAGCAGCTTCAGTTTCATTTACGAATTTATCTCTGTAAGTAACATCAGAGAAATAAGCGTTAAAGCTACCAGTTACAGTAATACGACCAGCAGTAACATCAGCAGCAGTATTGCTACCAACTACAGTTAGCGGAGATAGCTCACGATTGATAGTGAAATCTACGGATGTTAGTAAAGCTACAGCAGCACCATCAATTACTAACGCGCCATTAACAGCAGCTAGAGCAGCGGTAGTACCAGCAGCGGTAGGAGTAGTGTAGTAACGTGTAGAACCGACTTGACCTAAATCTTTACCAGTGAAATTAAAATCAATAGTAGAGAAACCAGTGCTAGGTAATGATACAGCAGCACTAGCTACTTTGCAACCTGTATAAACTTCAACAGCAGGAATATCAGAATACCATTGTTCGATACTATAAGATACATCAGTATGACCACTAGAAGGTACAAAGGTTTTCTTACCTACGATTGAAGCATCACCAAGTTTGCTCGCTTCAACAGTTAGAGTACTACCATTAAGCACCTTAACAGTAAGAACAGTAGCAGTTACAGCAAGTACCATTAGATTCTTAGCTACGTTATTAGCGTTAAGAGCAGCACCAGTTAAACGAACAACATCCCCAACTTTAAAACCATCGGTAAGATATGAACCTGCTGCTCTAGTTACATCGTAATTGCTACCATTAGCTGCAATAGTTAGAGTAGCACCAGAACTAGCAACACCGGCAGCAAAATCTTTAGCTAGAATAGCACTTAGAAACTCAGAGTATGAACCAGCAGATAATTCTCCGTTTAGAGAACCAGTTACACTACGAACACCATGGCGGGATACAGCAGTTTGTTGATCTGTACGGATTTCACTAGAGTCATACGTATCTTTAGTTAGATTAAAATTACCTTGAACTCTACGCAGTTCTTTACCTAGGGTAGCACCCGGAAGAGTACCCCAAGCAGCTTCTCTCTTATAAGTAATTGATTTACGGATAGCATTTGCAACCATTATATATTTCCTTTATTTGTTAATTAACATTATCTTCGCGCAAGATATTATTCAAATACATCTACAAAGAATTCAACTGTAACTGGAACTACATATCTATCCGCAAATTGCATAGCTGTTGCTACATGCGGAGATTGTACAATTAAAACTTTAGTAGAATTCTTAATTAAGGTAGTTCCTCTTTTAAATAGACTAGCTATACTACTAGCCTTATCGTAAGCAGCATTAGCACCAGAACCTTTTGGGTATGATACAAATACTTGAAACTCCCCTCTTTCTCTTCTGTGATCCGCTGATGTAGTAGGATTCTGCGGTTTATATAGCACTAGTTGAACTCTCTGATAAGGTACGTTTTCATCAGGAGTAAATTCAGTATTTTCCCAAGCGGTAGCAAAAGTATTATCCAGATTATACAGTGCAGTTTCAAATGCTGCTCTAATGTTTTGATATATCATATCATTCCTTATTTTAAATATTCGTTAAGATTACTCTTTGAATAAATAAGCATTAAAGCATTAGTAGCTTTAGCAGCTACGCCTTCTGGTGCTTGCTGTGAATGAATATGCTCTAAATAAGGAGTGATATTATAGAAACTAAAACTATCTCCTAATTTATAATTAAGCATTGTGTAGTATTCATTATTAAGTGAGTTTTCACCTTTTCTACTGCCAGCAACATACGATACGGTTTCACCAGCTTTATTGAGATTTATTTTCCAGTTGGCACGTAACATACCTTCTTCTTTTGGTAAAGGAGCTAATCTGTTCTTGTAGTAATCTTCAAATCTTATACTATCACCATAAGGAGATACACGTATTAAACCAACTACTGTATCATGTGCAAAATCACGTACTGCTTGTTCGGCTTTAGTTTCAAATTCATTTATATAATTATCTAGATATTTTTCAAGATCAGAAGTATCAGCTTTTATCATATCTATCCTAACTATTGCAATAAACAATATATAGAACTAATGCCCCACCTGCAAACTGTTTCTCTACTTTATCTATTGTGAATTTATCCGTACCATCTGTTATAGTATCGTTAGCTTTTGGTACTACAGCACTATCAGGACTAATATAAAATACTGTCTTATCAACTAAAATAATATTAGCACCATCTGATTGAGTACGTTTGGTAAAATCTCTAGCGCAATCGATAGCTGTATTAGTAGTATTAACACTGGATTGACCAGTAGTAGGGTCATACGATGCAGTAGATTTAGTGCTATATGTTACTGTTCGCTTATTTCTAGCTAATGCTTTATTTACTATTCTTTGCCAATTAACCATATTGACCTCAGAAATCAAAGCTACGGATTGTACTATCTAAGTCTGAAGAATAAAGAAGCATATCACTCTTTGTAATACCGGCAGCATAAGCACTAGCTAAACTATAATTAGGATTTAATGCAGAATTGTTTAGATATAGTTTTAATGCTTCTCTGTATTGTTCTGCTGATTTACTTCCTCTAATACTAAAGATAGAAACTGATTCATCACCTTGTTGAGATAACTTAAACAGAATAATTCTTGCAGCATCAATACTAGCTAAAGAAATACTACCATAATTCTTATCTAGAATATATTGGATTTCTTCGTCAGATAAAATAAAGAAATTGGTTTCATTATCTTGAACTTCAATTCTTACTTTTTCAATTTCAGTTAGCATAATTATCCTTTTACCTTTATTTGTTTTATTTTATGTTAATAATACTATTGCTAATACTATTAAAATAAAAGGCAGAGGCCGAAGCCCCTACCTTCAGTTTAACTAACTATTAGTTAGAAGTAGTACCACCAATAACTAGTGCCGGACGGCGTAGTACGTTGAGGAAACTAGCTTCAGCTTCAATATCAATACCTAGACCCTTAGGATCAGGGAAAGTGAACATATAAAGTTCTTCGGCTTGTGTCCCAACAAGGCTCATACGGTTAGCAGGAGCGAAGTAAGTAACGAAGGCTTCATCAACACCGTTCGGAACGAATACAGCAGCATTAGCGGCAATTAGACGCTGACCAGCTAGAACAGTACGTACTTCAATGAAGGTGATGCCGCCATATACGAACTGACGATATAGACCTTGACCACCAACACGCTGACGTAGCGGCTCTTGTGTGCTGGAGTAGTATTGATATGCAGCTACAACCTTAGCATGACTAATTAGTTTAGCGAAGAATTCAGGAGAAGCATAGCAAGTAACACCAGTGATAACGCTATCGGTAAAACAGTTATCTTGTAGTGAAGAAATAACAGCTTCACACTTAGCAACAATATCAGTATTAGCAGTACCTAGAACGAAATCAACGGTTTGCTTAGTGATACCGAAATCAGAATAGAAGTCAGCAACAATAGTACCGTTAGGAGCGTAGGCTTGACCAGTAGTTAGAGTCTGGAAACGAGCAACTTCTTGAGTAACATTGTAAGACTTGCGAATCTTTAGCATCTTACGTTCTAGTTGAGCAGCTTCGGTATCAGCAGCAGATAGATCAGCATAAGCAGACTTATTCTGAAGGTCTTGCGGTTGAATACGATCAACAATCGGGAAGAACGGAATGCTGTAAGAATGTAGCTTACGTACAACGTCATTAGCAGCTTGAGGACGAGCGCCACGCGGAGCATCAGCAACTAGACCAAGGGAACCATTTTGTTCTTGGAAAGATACAGAAGTAGTGCTAAGATATTCAGGTGCGAATAAGCCAGAATCACCTAGAAGAGTCCAAGAATTAGGAACTAGTTTAATTTCCTGAGTATAATCTTGAACTTCAAAGTTATTACCAAATGAACGAGTAATCATTTATTATTGTCCTTGTTATAAAATTAGATAGAATCTAGAGCTACGATACCTAGAGCTTCAAGTGCTGTATAAACAGCTAGCTTTTCCGGTGCGGTATCAATGTCAGCAGCTAGAACTAAACCACCCTTAGCAACAACGGCAGGGCCTTTAACTAGAGCTAGAACCTTAGTATCAGTAGCCCCAGCAATAGTCTTAGCGGTAATAACGATAGCGGCAGCATTTTGTGAGCCATCAGCAGCAGCGGCAGTACAAACCTTATACTTACCAGTAGCAGTAACCTTGCCTAGAACAGTACCAGTAGCAAGAGTTTGAGCAGAGTCATTTACGGTAACTTCTACACGACCATAACCATAGTCAGCAAAAGTTTCAGCTTTTAGCCAGTTGCCTAGCTTTTGGAGTTCAGTTGCAATAATCATTGTATATTTCCTTTATTAAAATTACTTATTTGTTAGACGAGCTTTTAGAATTTCAGCCGCAGTTTTAACTTTAGGTTGTTCTTCTTCTAGTTCTGCACCTTTTTCAATAAATAGATCAGAACTATCAACAACAGCTTGCATTTCAGCTAATGACTTAACGACTTCATCAAAGGTAGCTTGATCTTCGATTAGACCAACCGCTTTAAATAAGACTTCAGTACGTTCATTATCCTTAACAGCGTTAAAGAGTGCAGCTTTACGAGATTTAATAATTGCAGCTTTTTGTGCAGCTTCGTATTCAGCAATAACCTTTTGTGCTTTTTCTAATTGCACTTTTTGTTCGTTAAATGCCTTTTCGATAACTTCAAATTTAGCTTTAATTACTTCAACCTGTTCTTCCGGCTTAGTAACTACAGTATTAACAGAGGCAGAAGCCTCAACTGATTTCTCAACGTCGACGATTGTTGAGGTATCTGAATCTGTAGCACTAGCTACATCATCTGATTCTGCTTTAGGATTAGGTTTCTTACCACATCCTTTTTCAATATCAAGTACTGCTTTTTCTACAATTTCTTGATCTTGTAATAGACTTAAATACTGTTCTTCTGTTAGATTAGCTAGAGCTTCAATCTTATTATCAGCTTCAAATACAGATTTCATAATAGAAATACTCTGTACTCGTTGTTCAATCCAAGACTGATAATCGCAGCAATCATCTTCAGTAATACCAGCAGCAGCTACGGCAGCTTCTTCGATAGCATCAGCAGCTTCTTCATCCATTTGAGCAGTAGTAAAACCTAATGCTCTAGCTAGGACTTCAGCATCATCATACCAAAGACCATAGAATCTACGTAGATACTCAGTAATTTCTAAGGTTACGGAAACTTGGCTAGCTTTCTGTAGAAACTCTTCTGAACGATTAGCCTTAAGAATTAAAGCGTCTGGTTCTCCGTTAGCAGGGCCACCGTTACCTTCAGCAGTAACTAAAGCAATATGCGACTTATCGCCTTCAAAATTAATATCTTTTAGGTTACGTTTCGCTTTGCGAGTTTTAACTTGTTGTGTCATTCATCATCCTCTTCTAATGTTTCTACTGTAGCTAAAGCACCAATAGATACTCCATTAATATCTCCTGATTTAATCAGTTCCCATAAATCTGAATCTTTGCATTGAATAGTAGTAAGCCATGTACCAGCTTTTACCACGCGCTCATTTAACACGAAATCAACAGGCGCTATATAACTTTCTGCAATCTCAAATGTATCTGTTTGTGTTATATGAAATAGATTAGCTTTCATGCAAAATTTATTATAATTAAAACAAGCCTTGCGTACTTCTTCAAGTGATGTAATATCGCCATGTACGTCAGGTTCATCTGGAACCATTACTACAAAGGTAGCTTGCATTAATTCTTCATTCAGAGATTTACGAATTTGTAAAGTTTTCATATTACCTCTGTGTAATTTGTTACTATTATAACATATAGATTTAAAATAGCAAAGTAATATTAATAGTTACCCGCTAAATTAATAACGAGTAACCATTAAATAATAAATTAAGCTACTTCTTCTAAAACAGGGGTAACTTCTGTTGTAACAACACCTTTAGAATCAATAAAAGACTCAGCTACAAATAAGTTACCATTTTCATCACGGAAGAAACATTCACCAGTTTTTAATAACATATTAACTCCAAGCCTTTAATGCAACATAACCTAATGTAGCACCAGAACCCGCTGTACTAACTCTAGCTCTAACATACGTTGCTGATTTATTAATAGTAGCTTCAACAGTACTACTGGCTACTGCTGTTAAAGGAGTACCAATAGCGTACCAGTTGATAGCATCTTCAGAACCTTCTACTTGGAAAGCCGGGGCTGTAGTAGTAATAGCTCCCATATTTACAACTAGCTGTACATTGTTAGCAGCACCTTGGAATAAAACAGGTGTTACACTGTTTAATGTATTAGGTACTACGGTACGATCAACAATACGCTTTTGCGGTTCGCTCGGTAAAAACGGTAAGATATTTCTTGTAACAGCGTGTGTAAAACTTGGCGTAGTCCCTGCTACTGTACGAATATATCTGATGTGTCTGCCACTAGCACGTAGAATGGGACTGTTATAAGAACCTGTTGCTGTAATACGCTGGAACTCATACAATGTTACCCAGTTCGTACCGCCATCAAATGATTCTTCAATTCTTACGTCAAGTGTAGGTGTAGTACCACTTACAGCAGTTACAGGAATCGTTACTTGGAAACCATTACCTAAGTTATTAGAAATAGCTGTACCTGTACTGGTCGAAGTTAAAGCGGCAGATGCAATATCAGCAATACCAGTAATAGCTGGATGAACATACCAACCACCTAAACCAGTTGTTGTTGATAAACTAGCAGCAGTACTTTGTACAGCTAAAACAGACCCACCAGCAGAATAAGTAGGTACAGCAAGATCAGAACGAGTAGTACCTTGACCACGAATACCTGTAATATTATCAGTGAGACTAGATACAGAAAGATCGTGTGAGCGTAGGGTAGGACGAAGAATTACAGCGCCACCACAGTTTGTTAAACCTAATGTACCAAGCGCAGGTGAAACTCTATTATTAGCAATATCAAATACAGGTTTTAGAACCATAGTTGTAGTACTGATATGTGCAACTTCCCATACACCATCAACACCAACATCGGCACCAGCTACAGATTCACGAACACCGTGTAGATTGATGTAGTCGCCCGGATTAACACCAGACCAAGAAGCAGAACCAACAACATCTAACCAGTTTGTATCAGCAGCTACTCTTGATTGTACTGATTGGATAGTCTGTGTAATAATACCTGGTTGATCTTTACCACCGTTAGCAATGATAACAGAACCGCCATAACTAGTAGCAATAGCAGCAGCACCAAACGATACAGTAAAGGTAGTATCATTAACTACAGTTACAGCCGTAGGTGTAGATAACATTGGGAAGTTAGTAGCATAATCTCTAACACCCTTGATTGTTACGTAATTACCAGTAGTTAGTCCATGAGGAACATCTGTATAAATAGTAGCAGTTGTACTTGCTGTTAATTTCTCAGCCTTAACAATCTTAGCAACAGGTCGAGACATTGAAACAGGTTTATATAGACGGAAACGAGGATATAAAGCAGATTCAGTACTAGGTTTAACAGAAGTACGTGGTGTGTCTCTTGGTGTCCATTGAGTCTGAGTCTGTTCAGCTTTATCTAGAACAACAGAAGCGTGCGGATAACAGTCGATTAAGTAACGGCTAGATGGACGTAGCTCGTACTGACCCCAAGCAGCACTAGCACCAAGTACATAGTTTACAGCACTACTAGAAATACTTACTCTATGGTCACCTAGTAATGTACCAGATACTTGATTATCATCACCACCGAAGATACTAACAATAGCGGCTGATGTACTAGTAGTACCAGTAAATCTTAATCCAATACCATTTCTAGCACCGGACATATTGTTATAAAAATTAACCTTAGCTGTACCAAGAGTAGGTGTAATGTTAGGAATAGCTAAAGATGGTAGTGCAGCTTCATCACTGAAACCTACACAAATTACCTTACGATCAGGACTAATGTAGTTAATACAAGCATTAGGATAATTTAAACGGTTATCAACTACGCCAGTAATATTGATCCAATCACCAACATACACAGCAGAATTAGTACCTACAGAGGGTAATGCAGTTTCTAGATCAATACGTACAACAGTACCTGCTGTTGCATTATAAGTTGCACCAAGTACAGCACTTGATTGTGAAATGTTTGTAATATTAATTGCTGATGGAACCGGATCAGGGCCACTAGCAGAATTAGCAAATAGACTAGCAGTAGCAAAGCTAATACCAGTACGAACAAAGCTACCCGCAAATTCCATCGAACACGGTTGATATACAGCTAAGTTTTTATTTGTAACGTATGATTCACCGGGAGCTAATGGAGAACCCGATAATACAGTAATTGCTTGACCATTTAAGCCGGGAACAGATGTTACAAAATCACCGTTAGCAAAATCTACACCAGTGAAGTTTTCCCACTGTGCAGCTAAAGCTACAGCATCTTCTGTATCAGGAATAGCTTGATTTACAACACCAGCATTACCTAGTACGAGCCTTCCTTGCTCATCTACCTGAATAGGTAAAAGAGTACCAGTAGTACCTTCTTTTAAACCTTCTAATATTGACATATTTTATCCTTTAATTTCTTTTAATCCTACGATCTAACTTGCCTTCTCGCGCTAATTGATCTAACTGTGATTGTTGATCTTTAGTTATTTCAAATTGTGTGAGTTTTGTTGTTAGATTACTAACGATCATTTGAAGTTTAGCTACCTCTTGTTGTAATTGTTGTACTTGTTCGTGTAGTCGTTTATTTTCATCCCTGAGCATTTCAACAACTACAACTTGTGCATTATTTACAGCTACATCAGCACTGTCTCTAGTCCAAATGGTTCTAAACTTAGATAGCAATGCCCCAAGTAAGAATAAACCACCAATTAAACCAGTAGCTAATGTACCTGCATCAGCAGTAAATTCTTGCATAATCCATTTCCTGTAAGCTGATGTATTCGACTTGGTATTATAACATACAAAAAGATAGAAATAAAGTAATGCTAGTTTCCTAATATTACCTTATTCCTATTCCTGTTATTTCATTTGTTTATAGTTGTGATAAACAACCCAAGCGTATAGTGCAAAAAGAACGATTAGTACAATAAGTTGATTAGTTACAAATAAAAGATAAATACAATAAATAGTAATACCTTTAATTAAGATTAAACCAGAAATTAAACCAATCTTATCAAAAATATATGCAAGTACTTTATTAGCTTCAGTACCATTATGTTGTTTGATAACTTTAATTGTAGTCAAAGCGTCAAGTATTTGCAGTATAACTAATACAATAGCTAAGTATGTAATCATTCAGGCTTTTCTTCTGTTTTGGCTAGCTGCATTACTGTTTGATTTTTAATGTCAGCAAACAGTTCAGATACTTGACCATGTGGTAGCTGATTAAGACCTGCTAAAATTAACTGTACAGTCTCTAGAGTTAGATTTAAAACGATTGCTTGATTTTGCATAATTGCTCCTTATTTAGTTTCAAGTTCTTTTACCCTTAGTCTTAGTGATTGTAATTCTGCTACAATATTTGCTATGATTTCAGGTGAAGATGCTTGCATAGTTTGATAAATTGGATTACCGTTAGAATCAACAGCATCCTTTGTCCCTGTTACGGAATTCTTTGCTACTTCTTGTGCTTCATGTGCTATAAAGCCGCTATCTAATTGACCGTTACTTTTCCACAGCCAAACTTTAGGTTTTAGTGAATCAATAAAATTACCAGAATCAGTAATACTACCAATTACATGTTTTAGTCTATAATCGGATGTTGTATTAAATAGTACAGCATTGGTATTAGACTGGCTGATACTACCGATAATAGAACCGTTATATGTTAATCCGATAAAATTTGTACCAGACGGTGTAGCTGTTGGATGATTAACTACTAAATCAGATAATGTTAGATTACTTACATTCTTCCAAACTGAACTATTGGAATCGTAAGCTAATACTTGTTTATCTTGTACATTTGTAATTAATACATTATGTAATTCGTCAAGTTCATTGCCGTTAATTACGTTGATATAGATGCTGCCAAGAGTAACGTGTGATCTTACTACAAAACCTAAGAAAACAGCGTGTGCAGGAGCTACAGGCTTAGTTGTAGTAAAAGCACCAGTTGTACTACTTAAATAAATAGCAGCACCTTCGGTAAAAGAAGAAGTGTTTAAACCTTTTAGAATACCGCTAGTGATAATAAAGCCATCTGAATTATTTAAAATACTTTCAGCTACGATACCTATGGTGTTACTTGATAACGCTTCTGTATCAGCATCAGCACGATCAACGGTTAATCTGGAACCAACAGAACCTTTAATATATACTACTTCACCAATCGCTAAAGTACTTCCTGCTTTATTAGTTACTCTTAGAACTTGCGTCTGACCTAACTGTAAGGCTACGGTAGCACCTTTTAATCCTAAGTCTACGGTTCCATCTGTATCATTCCATACCGTTTTACCTGCAACTAATGTAGTATCAGCAGGTGTAGTATCAAATGTAATAGCACCTGTATTTGTTAATGTCTTATTACCTAATGTTTGTTCAGTATTAGTATTGATACTGGCATTTACCGCTGTATATAATTCTGCAAAATTATCGTTGATTTTCTGACGCTGAACACCAAATGAAGAACCATTGTCTAGAGTTAATTGAGCCATATATTTTTCCAATTAGTTAGAGGATCAGTATCTAAACTAACCCTCTATTTATGTTACGCTATAATATCATGCGTTATGCGTTATTATCTAGATTAGAACTTGAGTTATCAGTTCCAGCTACAGAATCACTAGTACCATTACCGCTTCCCTTAGCCATACCATCAGATGCTCTAGAGGTATTATCACTAAGTAGTTCTTGCCAGTTATCCTCATCAGTTAATGGATCAACACCCATAGCACTACGAATGATATTGATAGTGTCTAGGTCTTTAGTTAAGAAGCCAACACTAGCACTACGCTGTACATACTTACTTAATTCTTCTAGACTGATTTCTGCTGAACTATCAAAATCTAATTTACAAGCTCTAGATTTATCCCAAGAATTTAGATCATAGATGTGTTCAATTAATTCTTTATTGATTACATTCTTGACCATAGTTAGGAATTGTTCAACGAAAGCTCCCATTAATGTTTGTTTAGTACTAGCTAGATTATAACTTCCTGTATTGCTTGTACCTAAGATTAGTAAATCAGCAAATAAAGCAATGTGAATAGCATCACGGTAATACTTTTTGATATCAGTAGTATTAAAATTCTTCTTACCATCAGCAGATAATAAATCTAGCTTAAATAGCGGCTGTCTAGTTTCAGGATCAGTAGCACTAGGTAGGATCATACCTGCCTGAACACCAGCTTGCATGTTATTTAATACACGCATGTAATAATTATAAATTTCTTTTTGTGCCGGTGTAGCTTCAGACGACATATACTGTGCTGGGATAGATAATCATTGTTGTTCAGTATAGTTCGTTAAGCTATACCCGCTTTATTCAAGCTGCTTAATGTTTCCACTAAGATCAGACTATATCACGTTCCACTAAGGAACCTCACCATTTCGGGTCACTTGACCCTACTCCCTTCCGGGATAGTCGTTGCACTTTACACAATCATGTACAAATTATTTAGAAATTATACTTGTTGCAAATATCAGTATAAGCTCGTTTTTGTCGTAAATCTTGAATTAACCATTTATTTATTTTTGGATTTGTTGTAAGTTTCAGTATCTCACCTTGGGTAAGACCTTCCTCTATTCTTTCACATAACCATTCAATAGTTTCAGCACTGTGCGTTAAACTTCTTTTTGGTATTTTATAATTTTTAGATATACCTGAAAAAGTAAGACCGTACCTTATTGAACTAATAATGTGTTTTTCAACTCCGAAAATATCTGCTAAATCACAATTCCTATAACCCTGCTCTAGTAACCTACAAACTTCATGTATTTGTTCGTTATTAAAAGTGGCTCTAGGATTATTTTCTAAACTAAGAACAAGTCCTGTTTCTTTAGCGTGGTTCATATTCTCTTGATGAGTAACCCACTCTAAATTGTTTACAGCGTTATTTAACTTGTTTCCATCAATATGATTTACAAATGGTTTATTCTCTGGATTTGGAATAAAAATTGTTGCAACAAGACGATGTAACCTCCAATATTTTCTAGTTTTACCGGAGTATATACAAACCTCACAATAACCTGTACTTTTAATATTTGGCTTTACAACACTTTTTGGTCCAATTAAAATTCCATCAGATGAAATACTATATTTTGTACCTTCAATTTTCTTTATTTCTATCATGTTACCTCCTACTGAATTCGGATGTACATGATTGTGTCTTAGCTCAGGATTGCCCTCGTCTTTACGTTAGGGGTTTCCCTGAATTAAATGAGTTTTTCGATAATAATTACTTATTAAAGCCGCTATATCTAACGGGAAGACCATTTAAATCCTTAGATACACCCATCGCTTCAATCTTCTCTAGCTCAGTTAGGAAACGCCAAGCGGTATAAGCATTGATTAAAGGAGATTTACCTAATGGATTACCGTTATGTTGTCCTGCTCGAAATAGCAAAAACTTATTTCTAGGTAAATTAATAATATTACCCTTTTTGTTTAATCTACTGAAATAATCACTATGCCCGGATAAATTTTGAACACAACCTATTAGTTCATTACCATCATCGCTAAATAAGAATCGTTGAATTGTAGTTTGATTTCTGTAAGCTAATTTCTTAATACCAATTAGGTTATCATCATATTTACTACCATTAGCTTTTGTTCTTCTATAGAATACTTTTTCTGAAATACAGAAACCGTAAGTTAAAGCAGAAGTTACACTAATTAAAAATTCTTCAAATGAACCATCACGAAAATCGTCAAGCATTGATGTAATAATTTCAGCTTGCTTTAACTCTTTTTTACTTGGATTATTCGGAGGCTTGATCTTATATTCAGCTTTAGATATAAGTAGCTCCGGTAACTTTAAGGATGCAGCTACGGCAGAATGTAATTGCATTTCCTTAAAAGTAGTAATACTCTGCGGAAAGTTTAAATCAGTTCGTAATTCTTCTTGTGGAACTCCTGCAAATACAGGGAATCCACTAGCTCCCATTTCACTTAAACGAAAAGCATCAGGAGTATTTAAGGGATTATTTAAAGCTGACGCTGCTTTAACAATCTCTGTATTCTGCTCAGTTGTAGCAAATGCTGTATTTGCAGTATTTTCCATATTTATCCTTGTTATTGAATTGTACTAAAGGTATTAAACTGTGTTAATTCTGGTAGTGTAAAGTCTGGAATTTGAACACCTTGATTTAGGAACCAGAAGGCAGAAACAGCAGCATCTAACGCATCATCATGTTGCTTACCGTCACCTTGAAACTGCTCTAATTCATCAAAGAACCATTCATTCCAAGGAGCGTGTAACACAGATACAGCACCAGATTCACATACTGAAGCTAAAGGTCTAAATCTGACTAATTTACCTTTATTACCTGTAGGATGTAATCTAACATGCCTACCTTTTTCAGCTAATTTTTGTTGTAATCCTGCGGCATAAGCCTTACCTGCTGCACCGGAATCTACAGGGATAACGTAAGTAATATCGTCTGGTTCAGAATCAGATAAAGCAAAGATATATTCTTCTACAGTATGGAACCGTTCTCTGAATCTGTGTGCATGTTCTATGCAATACTTACTATCTCTTGTTTTTGATACTAATACTGTAGCTGTATAATCAGGATCACGGTTAATTTCATCTACTATACTACCAGCTAAGTCGAATGCTCTTACTCTGCGTGCTGTGTAAGGTGCATCAGCTACAATAGGACACCACTTACGCTTAAAGTATCCTTCATGTTGTTTTGTTACGTACCAGTTGCCGTATAATAAGGCTTCTTTTGTTTCTCTATCCTGTGCTTCTAACCAAGCAACGTATTCAGGATTACGTTTCATTAGAACAGGATTATCGTATCGTTTTGTTCAGTATAGTTCGTTAAGCTATACCCGCTTATACAAGCTGCTTATACTTTCATATAAGACCAGACTATATCACGATCTTTTAGTTCATCACCAGTCAGACCCCTTGCTTTTCGCTTCACTTGAAGCTACTCTACTCCCTTATCCTTTATAGGTGGTTTCGATAGTCGTTGCACTTGATTTGTATCAAGCTCAGGATTACCTTTAACTTAATAGTAAGGCTTTCCCTGAATTAACAAGGTTATTCAAGTAAGATTTCTCTTACAGGACGCTATAAATTTACGTTTGCATTAATAAATGTAAAACTTAACGGGAAACAACCCGGAACTTGCTCCTTTACTTCCTCTGGCGTATCACCCCAAATCATTTGATTATCGCGCATTGTAAAGTATCTAGGAACACCACACTTATCTGGATCGGGTAGCCCGCTAGGTAATAGCCACCACTCTAACCAATTAGTTAGCCAATGACCTTTACCGGCAGGGTTACAAGTCATACGCATCTTAGGTTTCATATTCGCCTCTGTACGAAGTCGAGACATAATATAGATAACCATTGTTTCAGTTAATTGTTGTGCTTCATCTAAAAGTGCTGCTGATATTTGAGAGCCTTGAAAACTGTGTTTATCTTCTTCATATTGGCAATGTCTAAATGAGATTGTAGAACCTGAAGGATATTCGATAACACCATCCCGTTTCTTTAATCTTAATTTAGTATCATATACTTCCCTATGTAAATTTACAAAGGTTTCAAAAATAGCACCAGCACCTGTAATTTGTGGTGTTAATCTTCGTACTACAAGCCCTCTAAACTTTGGATCATCTGTATATTTTAGAAAATCCATAGCACCTAAATATGACTTGCCGCTACCAGCCCCACCACCAAAGACTACAATATCGTAGTCACTGTTAATATACATTTCTTGTTTTTTTGATGCAGGGCCAATTATTTTTTGTTTAGTCATATAAACGAATTCCCCTTATTTACAGTTAGCACTTAAAGGTAGCTTAACACCTTATTATCTTATTCTTCAGCTTTAACCATAGTTAAACTAAAAACTGGTGCTGACGGTTGATTAACCTCTGTACCGCTGGACTCGGAATCTTCTGTGTCATAGCCAGCTTCAAGCAGCGTTCTATATTCACTAATCAGCAGTTTAGCAGCAGTTAATCTGTCACTATCTTTGGCATTTTCATCTTCACAGATTCTAGCTGCTGTAATAATAGCACCACTAACATGACTCTTTACTTTACGTAATGCTGCTAGAATTTCTGAATCGTAAATTTCACGTTTAGTTCTTCCGTCTTTACTCGGTGTTCTACCAGCTTTCCAGCGTCTAGGATCATTCTTTTGGAATAACCAAGGTTTATCTGTATTTGCTTTATCAGCTTTAGCTGGACTAATGTTTGATTTATCAGTAGCTTTTTCAGTTTCATCTGTAGTCTTTTCTACTGCATTACTAGATTTACTAGCACTCATATTAACCTCTATTCATCATAAAACTTTGGTAAAGTTCTACTACAACCTTCATGGAATAAATCATATTCTAAATTATCTTCTTGTGAATTATCAAGACTAGAATTATCAAATAAAGTCTCTACACAATTAGTACATTCTAAAGGATCATCATAATCTTTAGAAATTTTATAGTGAGAACCACAAGAAATACAACTTGGCATAATAATCTCCGTTTTCTTTTTATTAGAAAGATTAAATAGTTAAAATAATAACATGGCTTTATTAGTCGTCAGCATGTTACGAAAGATGGAGCCTATGCACGGACTCAAACCGCGTTAAACCTCCTTACAAGAGAGGGCATCATCTTCAATGTTTCATAGGCTTTGTTGGCCCCGTCTATAAGACTCCAACTTATACCGAACGGTGTAGAAGACCGTTGCTCTTGCAATTAAGCTAAGACGGGATTGTTTGTTTAATTATTTTTGAAATCACTTGATGATTTACTTTATAAATTTCACCTATTTTGCGCATACTTAATTTATCTACAAAATATAATTTAACTATTGCAAATGCGTTCTTTTCAGCGTTTCTATTTAAATCTGTTTTAAAGCCTTTAACAGAATCAAATCTTAATAATCCTGTTTCAACCGCATGAATAGTATTCTCAGAATGAGTAACCCATTCTAAATTTGTTGAATTGTTATTTAATTTATTACCATCAATATGATTTACAACAGGTTTATTTAAAGGATTATCAATAAAAGCTGATGCTACCATCCTGCTAACTTTAATACATTTAGCAATGCCAGATCGACCACCTATCCTTGTTGATATAACACGATAACCAGTTTTTGAGATACCTTGAACAAGTATTTTACCTGTTCTTTTACTAAACACTTGTCCAAAATTTGATACTTTAAATAAGTCTGGAAATAATTTACAATCTGTAAAAATTTCAATAGTCATTTTATGTCCTTCACTATAGGATACACTACAAATAAGATACGACAGGGTGGTAGTGAAACACCTTTTCCCTCCGTCGAGGTAGTCGTATCTAAACTTAATGGTGTCCCTGACAGAATTTGAATCTGCAACCAATGTCTTATGAGGACACTGCTCTAACCAATTGAGCTACAGGAACAACTAGTCTTAATGTTCTATAGCAAAGGGTTAATAATAGTCTATTATCCTTAATTCTCTGCTGTAAAATACTAAGAATAGTCTCCGCTATACGCAGACTACCCGATGGATACCGTTCCCCATCCAAGGTAACTCACAGATTAATCCATGATGTACCCTGCGGTTGTTAGGAGCAAGTACATACCGTTTGTAAATTATAGAGTGATCCGTAAGGAGTGAACGGATACCTCGTTGGCATTTACCTTTGTATGTGCTTAACTCATAATTCGATAGAAAGTATTATACGATACGAAGTAATGTTTGTCAAGTAATCAATATAATAATTTAGAATTAATATCAATACCTACTCGTTCTAATGATTTCATAAAAGCTAATTTAGTTTTACGGATATAAGCGGTAGCTGCTTCTATGCAATCAAACCTGCGATTAATTACAGTTTCATTATAGACTTGCACAATAAATTTATTTTGATCGAAATCTGTAGGATTACACTTTAGGTATTTACGTAAGTTAAGCAAAGCTGTACGAATGATCTTTTCCTGTTCGTATTGCACCTCAAAAAGATTATTAAATTTTAAATTAGAATTATCTAAATCTCTTGTTCTTACTTTGTATGTGCTGAATTTACCTGTCTGTAAAGCATAAACTAATTCTACAGCAGTTACTTTGTATTGCACCTTCTTATTTTCTTTTTTAACATAGAACCACACACTAAAATTATCATCTTCAGATAAAGCTGTATTTATCTTTCTAGAGTTTTGTAATAATTCACCAGTATTCGGATTATATTGAAATAGCTTTCGTAATTCTTCAATAGGAACTTCTTTAAACTTTTGATTCTTAATTTTACTAGCTACATATTTCATACTTTCTCCTTTTAATAATTTATTAATACCTAGAACCAAATGATAACTAAAGCACATTAACCAGCACAACTCAGCTAGCCTAGATGCTGACATACAAGCACTACCTGACGCTCTACCTGACGCTATACCTAACGATGTACTACCGTTTCCTTAACGACCACATACCGACTAACTAACGTTACAACAGCAGCTACAACAGCAGCTAATCCTCCAGCTACTACATTTTCAAGGTGTAAGAGAGAAAGAAACAACATCCTACCGTTAGCTTAACGGTAGTATATACGTTAGTTATAACTGGTATATTACCGTTAGTATATACGTTAATATATAGATTATATTTAAAGAACAATTAAATATACATACCTATATTATACCGTATATTATATAACAGCAGCTACTATGTACGTTATATCATAGGTATAACATACGTATATACTATAGTATAACTATAGCTATATCATCTGCTGAACTAAGGTTCTATTGTACAACCTGTTTTGAAGTTTGTCAAGTAATCGCTAAAATATTTTTTGTGATTGTGCAAAGACTAGCAGCTATACCTGCCGTTACGGATTTATTTTGTGCTACCTGTTGACAAACAGATCATTCGTGATACAATACGGTTTTCAACACAACAAAGGAGAAATTATGTCCGAAGAAACTAAGCTAGAAACTCAAGTACAGATTCAATCGTATAACCTAGTAGATTTTGTTATTGAAATCGCTAACCATGCACGTATCGGCTATGAACCAAATATCGAATCAAACGATGGCTATCCTCAGATGTACGGGCCGGGATTCTTTACCTGTGGTATGATCCGTAAGCAAACCGTTACCGACGTTGAAGTAGAACCACTTAAAGCACCAACTAAAGCTGCCGATGATGCAACTGAAGAAACTAGCGTTACTGACCTGCTAAAGAAGGTGCTAGGTGAAGAGCAAGCAGAGCAGCCAGTACAGACCGAAGAACCTGTTGTTGCAACTGCCGATACAACCGCCGATGAAACATCAGAAACAGCAGAATCTACCGAACAGCTAAAAACAACTAAACAGACTCGTAAATTTACTCCTAAGCTGAACTAAGCTAGAAACGCTAGGAACGCTTTAAATCGATTTAAATTGCATGGGTAATACCTACACATACCCTGAAGCATTTAAACGCAGCTAAGGCCGTTTGTGTGCGTTTGGCGGGGATATCTGATGTAGCTAGCCTTGCCATTTTCTGCATACAGCTATGAATACAGCTATTAATGCAGCTATTAATGCAGCTATTAATGCAGCTATTAATGCAGCTATTAATGCAGCTATTTTGCACAGTAAAAAGGAGAATAATAAAAAATGAAACGTAGCCAACGAACTATTAAAATTGATCCTGTAGAATCTCACCGAAAAGTAAAGGATAAATTTCTGGATGAACGTAAAGAAGAAATCAAGAGTAAGCCACTTGTAGCTAAGACAGCTAAACAAAAAGAATATTTGAATATGTTGAATGATCCAAATATCCAAGTTATTGTGTGTTTAGGTTTGCATGGTACAGGTAAGACGTTCTTAGCTGCTAGTGTAGCTGCCGATAAGTACAGAACTGGTGAAATCAAGAAGATTATCGTAGCTAGACCTTATGTACAGACTGGTAAATCAAGCGGTAGTAAGCCCGGTTCAGCACTAGAAAAGCTATATCCTTATGTGCGTAATATTCTAGATACGGTTAAGCAAAGAATTGGTAGTGGTGCTTATGAAATTGCTTTAGCTGATGGTCAAAGAGGTGATCTAGAAGTACAAGAGATTGAAAGTATCCGTGGTAGAAGTTTTGATGCACCTAGCTATTTATTGATTGATGAAGCACAACAAACAACTGAAGATGAAATGCTGGCTATTGTCACTCGTATTTCTGATAATTGTAAGTTAGTGCTATGCGGGGATGAAAATCAAAGAGATATTCGTGGAAGTTCTGGTTTAGTTTGGTTCTTGGATTTTGCTAAACGTCATAAACTAAAGAGTGTAGGTATTATTAATTTTGATTCTCCTAGTGATATTGTTCGTGGTGGTATCGTAAAGGATATTGCTGTAGGGTTAATCAAAGATGGCCGTATTAAAGGAGAATTATATGAATAAATTAAATCAAGATACTTTTAACCCTTTACTATTAAAAGATAAATTAGGCTACCGTGAAGCTGCACAAATCAGCACTAAATTAACAGTACGTATTGATGAAGATATTAAGAGTGCTAATTATTACAGCGATGTTATTGAGCGTATGCGAGAACTAACAGAAAACGATCAAGTAGATATTATTATTAATACAGACGGTGGTAGCTTACAGGGTACTCTAGCTATTATCAATGCTATCAATAATTGTGAAGCTAATGTTGTAGGTATCATTGAAGGAGATTGTGCAAGTGGAGGTAGTGCTATTGCTCTTAGCTGTCCTAATATTGCGGTTAGCCCTTATGGTACTATGATGATTCATTGTGCTACTGGCTTTACTGGTGGTAAGATGCCAGATCATGCTAGTATGTTTAACTTTACACATGCTTGGCAACGTAATGTTCTACGTGATATTTATCAAGGGTTCCTAACTGATACTGAACTAGATGAAATGCTAGAAGGTAAGGACTTCTACTTTGATGCAGAAGGTATTATCGAACGCTTAGAACAGCGTGCAGAGTACTTCAGTAAGCTAAACGAAGAAGCAGAGGAAGCGGATGATGATGCGGATACTGATTGTTGCGGTAGCTGTGAGTCTTGCAGTTGTGCTAAGATGGATAAAACTGCTATAGCAGAGCATACGGACACAGAAGTTACTATCTCCGTAGAACAGCTACTAGCTAAACCGCAGCTAGAAACTCAAGAGGAACTGCTAGCTAAACTACCAGCTAAACGTCCTTCTAAACGTGCGCCAAAGCAGTAAGTAAGCTGAGGGTGATACACAGCCACTACTTAGGTATTAGTGACGGTATCACCCGAACTACTGCTTGACTGCTTGTTCTACAATTGTTACAATACACGAACTTAACATTAGGAGATTAACATGAGTAACCTAACAAACGAAGTAGCAGCAGAAGCACTAGCAGCCAAGCAACCCTACACAAAACAATACTACCCTGATAATTGGGTTATCTTACGATTAACTAACAAAGAAACTAATGAACTATCTTATCGTATCTTTGCAGAATGGAAGGGCGGGTATGTCAGTGGTAATAGCTGGCGAATGAACAGCGGTATTGCCTTGTGTAATAAACTAAGCAAAGATTTGCTAGAATTTGTAAGTCTATCGGGTAATTCTTATGTGTGCTGTACGGATAACTACGGTATCAGCGCGTATGGTAGCTCTGTTGTAGCATCATATAATGAAACGTCATCTTACGTTATTGAAGTGCTGGATTATACTAGTTTTCAAAGCGTACTGAATGATGGTAGTATGTTTATTGGGTGTTAAAAGTCTTACAAAGGAGCAACTATGAAAGCTATTTATAAACAAGGTGATTTTTAATCAAATATTAGTAAATTCTAGCGCTTTTATTACCTTTATCGCTGTTTTATACAATTTTGAACTAGAATTATTAAATAAAATTAAAGCTAATCTACAAGGAGAAACTAATGCCTGAACATTATCTAATTAGTGATTTGCATCTAGGTCATGCTAACATTCTCACTTTTAAACGTAAAGACGGTACTCCGTTGCGTAATTTTGAATCAGTAGAAGAAATGCACGAGGTATTGCATGATAACTGGAATTCAGTAGTAAAGCCTGCTGATAAAGTCTATGTACTAGGTGATGTAGCTATCAATAAGAAACACCTAGGTTTTCTACATAGGCTAAACGGCAAGAAGAAACTAATCTGTGGTAATCACGATATTTATGATAATAAAACATACTCAGAATTCTTCTATGATATTAAAGCATACCGTGTATTCGATGGTTGTATCTTCAGTCATATTCCAATTCATACTGATTCATTAAGTAGATTCAAAGCTAATATTCATGGTCATCTACACGATAAACAAGTTATGATTAATTCAGTAGAAATTGATCCTAGCTATCTTAACGTATGCTGCGAACAAGAACATATTAACTATACGCCTATTCCTTGGTATCAGTGCAAGAAGATTCTATCCTGTAGAAATATCATAGACTAACAGTAGCAGTAGGAGATATAACAGAGGTAGTAACTGACGTAATACCAAATGCTATCGTATGGTATCCGCAGTACTGCTCTGCTATATCGTCGTGAACTGGTTGATATGCTGTGCGTAGTATTTTGTGTTATTACTAAATAAACATTAGTTTCAGCACAAGATATTATGCACAATCCTATTTAATCAAGTCATTAATCATTTTAATAATTTAATCTTTAAATCTTAAAAATAAAATATCTTATCTAGATTAACACAAGATATATAGTGCAATGCTATATAGAAATACGCATGTTATAACGTATATTACTTACGCACATAACTTACTTGTGTTACACAGTAGCTATAACTACTTAGCTAATCATTCCCAAACTACTCAAACTACTTTGCTTTATTGATCTTTATTGTGCTAATCATTAGTTACTCTTTATCTAAATATCCCTACATCCTTGGTTATTACGCATAGTAATCGTATAAAATATCCAAGATTATATCGGATATTACTCAGATAGCACACAATAAGATAACTATAAATATAACGATTAAAATATCAGATATATCGTTCGTTATACCCTTTATTATAACTATGTGTTGGGAGTATAGCTGATAGTTAGCCGCTAGCTCTTACAGCGAAATATCATATTTGTTAATTTTTATGTAAATCTTCCGCTATAGAACAGCTCTAGCTTAGGGTTTTTAGCGCAGGAAATATCAGATGGTAGTGATTAGGGTAGTATAGCAGAAATACCAGCAGTACGTCTGATGGGTTTAAAGGCCCACCGCCTCACCTCCCGCTATACTCCCTGAAAAGCCAAAATATCACGCCTTGGTATAGCTGCCGGTATAGCTGCCGGTATAGCTTCCTGATCTGGATGATAGCATCTGGTAATACCCCTCAGGCTTAC